ATTACTGATCTATTATATTATTGTAGGAGACCAAATGACCACACCAGATTACGAAGAAATTGCAAGACAAATTGGAGCAGTTGTACGATTAAAACAAGCTGCTTACGGTGACTCATTCAACAAGTCATGTGAAGTACTAAAAGTTCTTTATCCTGATGGAGTTTCCCCAGATAATTTTAAAGACTTTCTAGCTGTTACTAGAATCATCGATAAACTATTCAGGATAGCAACAGATAGAGACGCTCTAGGGGAGTCCCCCTTCCAAGATATTGCCGGTTATAGCATTTTAGGCGTAGCTCACTCAAAAGAGGAATAGATGTCCTGGACTCCACGAAGAAAGAAAAGAGTTGGAGCAAACAAATACTATTCCGTTGTAAACTTGCTCCGCAGACAAAAAAAAATTTCCCCACAGTTCGAAGTGATGCTCAACTCCCTTTCGTTAGAGGAAGTGATTGCAATTAAATTAGAATTAGCTGCTCAAGCGTCTGGTTCTCCTCTGTACGGCGTGCCTATCTGGAAGAACCTAATAACAATCGTAAGAGATTCAGTAATTAAATACGCTTTGTCAGCAACTAGAACAAAGTCAGAAGCGGCTAGGTTTCTTGGGATGGAATTCTCTGATTTTGCAAAAAGACAAAGGTTTTATCAGACAGAAAGTTATTTCAATAGTGAAGAAAAAGAAGAAGATCTCTAAAAGAGGTCTTTTTTTTGTCTGTTTTATATATCACGAATGTAGTTATGTTAGGCGAAAGGGATAAAAAGGATAAAACCACACCGTGAAAAAGAACCAAGAACAAATTGATTTTAGTAGAACAGGAGATGCACGCTCGGCGCAAGCCATTGGCATGGTCTCACAAACTGCATCGAATCACATAACCCTTGTTTCTTTTGGCTAGAATGCTCGCCACACACAACCGAAACGAAACAAGGACTCTTCAAAGAGTCCTTTTTTATTAGGTACTTAGAGGAACATCACACAAGGGCTTGACAAAAGAGAAGTGATCTGTTAGGATAGCTCTCACGAAAAAAAGAATGCCGGGTTCGTATAGTGGACAATTACACCTGTTTTGTAATCAGGCGGCTCGACCTACGAGAGTTCGAATCTCTCACTCGGCTCCAATTTTTTGGGGAATCTATGGAATCGATAAAGCAAGGAGGATAATTTACACAAGGAAGCCAGCCAACGAATGCTTTGATCAGCGTTGGAAAAAATAACTGCAAACGATAACATCGAACAGTTCGCTCCTATTGCTCTAGCAGCGTAGAAAGCCGGGTGTCAACTACCTCGGAACAGAAAGTTGAGAAAAGTGAGTGCGAGAAGAAAGAAAGAAGGATTTCAATATCCTAAAAATTGAATAACCTTGTAAGAAAGTAAATTATAGAAATTGTTTTAGACACCGGTTCGAATCCGGTATTCTCCACCAGGGCATAGCCCACGGGGTCACCGTAAGGTGGCTGACTGATTGCCGGATAAATCAGGATAAATAAGCCGGTCCTTGTTGTGCAGGATTAACTGAGATGGTTTTAGTGCTACCCTTACATGGTAGAAACGGGGGTTCGAATCCCTCATCCTGTACCAGAGTGGATATTCGGCGGGACTGACTATCGTCCGGTTTTTTGTTTAGTCAACAGAGAATCCGAAACCACGCGTTTTAAAAAGGTTGACAGACTGTGAAGAGTGAGTTAAGGTCTAACGAAGAAAGGTATCCATGAAAAGATGGTTAGTGACAGGAACGAATGAAAATGGTTTTATCTGGGTACTTGAATTTGTTGGCGACGAAAAACCAAATCGCGGGAGGATAAATCACGCGTTTGCTTCGGAATATCCAGAACAATGGGAATTCGAACCAGAGATTAGAAAAATAAAAATTCGTGAGTTTACCGACGCCCCACCACACGCCACTCTTGGTCTTTCGCTTAAAAAAGGATTTAATTTAAATGGAGAAGAAATAGAATATTAAAATACGGTTATGAGTTGCGGATGGCGAGCAGCTTCATTGTCAATGAAATGGTAGTCGGTTCGATTCCGACCATGACCGCCAGTCGTCCTGTCAACTCTGATATATATCATATTTAGAAAATATGATTAAGAGATTTTGTAAAAAGACAGGACAGGTAAAGAAGGTTCGCGACAGTCTTAGTAAGACGAAACGAAAGTCAGGAAAAGACTGCCTTCTTTACCAGGGACACGATGTAACAACCGCCAAGTGGTGTGTCCTGGGTAATGCTAGTAGTTACAGAAATATGAGTCTGTCCAAATTGGGGGCGCCGCACGCATGCAGCGGTAGGAGCTTTCGAATACTCCATGGTTAAGTTAGGTTCGAATCCTAACAGGCGCACCAGAGGCAGAAATATAGGTTCGAATCCTGTTGTCAACATTGTGTTGACCTCGTCTAACTGGTCAGGACGCTGCCGTTTTTTAAACTTCTTAAAGAAAAGGAACATAAATGCCTTGTAAATCAGATCATATGGAAGCAGCCTCGGATGAAACCGAATCCCGACGACTAGCTAATTTGGTTATGTACTTGAACGATTCTCTGGACATCACTACAAGTGAAGACATTAAAGAAGCTGCACACAGTTATTACGGGAATGTTAAGATACTAGATTCTCTAACCGCATATACGTGTGGTAAGATTAAGCGGATGGACGAAGAAACTCTAAACAGGGTAGTTTACGACGGCAGAAACCCCACCGCCCGTCAATTAGCAGATTGGTATGAGCAACATGAGGCGTTTGACCGCCGACGCTTGCGAGAAGAAAAGAGAAGAAAAGTTAGTAAATAATGGAGAACCTACATCTACAGGTTGTTACGATTGCAGAGGCACTGGTTTAAATTGTGAGAATTGTAATTCTTTAAAATAAAAAAGGTAGTAAATAATGGAGATTGATTTTACATATGGGGAGGTAGCTGATGTGGTCTTAGCATGAATTTGAAGAATTTGAGATGTTGGTTCGATCCCGACCCTCCCCACCATTAAATCATTTTGGCTATAGTGAACGATGGACGTTCAGTGTCCTCATAAGGCATCGAGAAATCACCGCTGGTTCAATTCCAGCTATAGCTACCATTGTGGCGGGGCGGAGACTGTTGGATGTCTCGTAGATCTCATAAGTCTATTTCCTCATGGAAGACGCATGTTCGATTCATGCCCCCGCACCCATTTTAGAAAAAGAAAATTATGATTTTTGTTGCTTCACTTTTGCTCTTGACACTTCACATCGTTCCTGGTATAGTTTTTGCCGGATATACGCTGACAAGAGAAGTCGAAAATCGTATGTTATTAATTCGCAGCGGACCAATGTCTGCTTGGTATAAGGAATAAAAAGTTTGGTGCCATCTTCTAGCGGCTAAGAAATCGGTTTTTCACATCGACAACTGGAGTTCGATTCTCCATGGCACTACCAAAAAGAGAAAATTATGTTTAAATGTATTAAAGATTATCCAAGCGAGCTTCAACAAGTTTACAACACACCCTTTTGTGTTGTTCGAAACTGATGGAGCATCGTCTAACCGGTAGGACCTTCGACTTTGACTCGAAAAATATAAGTTCGAACCTTATTGCTCCAGCCACTTTAAAAGATATCACAAAAGAGAAAAATTATGAATAAGAATGTTGTTAATTTAAGCGATTTTAAAAAGAAAATGGCTCTAAAAGAGAAAATTGAGTCAGAGACTGAAGAAAAGTCATTGGCAGTCTTGACAGACGAGCAAATCGATCGTATCATGTACGCAACAATCAACGATCGCGAAGAAGATGAAGATCCCTCAGAAGAAGAGATGATTGCGGTTTTAGAGTGGGCTCAAACTACTATGGTGAGAGTCACATTCTTGAACTTAATGCTCAAGGGAAAAGTTTCCATCAAATGGGACGAAGATAAGAATTTTCTGTTTTCAGCTACTGAGGAATCCGAAGAAGAATAATAACTTATGGAGAGTTGGCAGAGTCCGGCTGATTGCGCTAGTCTTGAAAACTAGAGGGCAGAGATGTCCCGAGGGTTCGAATCCCTCACTCTCTTTCAATTATGGTGAACAGTAGTAGTGGCTAACTTAACATTTTAATAAAAGGACTACAAATGCCACTATTCAGAACTTTGCTTAATGATATGGAAAAAACTTTTGAAAGAGTGAAAGAGGCTGAATTTTTTAAGAAATATGGATTATGTCTTATATGCAAAGAAAGATCTGCAAGAGTTCAAAATCCACAAGTCACTAAAGAAGATATGATTTGTTTAGAATGTGAGGATAAGAGAGTCAACAAATTAACAACTGCGAGCCCAACTGGAACTCCAGTCTCATTTTTCTCAAATGTTGTTGTTTATGATTATGAGCCGCTAGAAGAAGAGTAGTGTTATGCGTCGTCGGTCTCAATGGTGGGACATCAGCCTTCCAAGCTGAATATCAGAAGGGTTCGATCCCCTTACGGCGCTTTACTTTTGCTGGTATATTTCAGTTAGGTCAGAATACTTTCTTGGTAAGAAAGAGGTCATTGGTTCAAATCCAATTATCAGCTCCAATTTAACTTTAAACTAGAGGTAAAAATGCCAGCTGAAAACAACACAATGGCTCAGTACAACATGGTCAAAGAGGCTTTTCTTGATGCTCTGGTTAAGGACAACTTGATGAAGCAAGAAGTCGCAGACAGACTAAAAGAAACTTATGCGGTTGTTGTAACCCGCCGCTCTTGGCTCGGAAGGTTTATGGATAAACACATTTATAGCAAAGAAGAAGCTGATGAATTTAAGATTGTTATAATGCGGATTGTCAAATGAAAATACTTGTCTGTGGTGGTCGCGATTATGATAATCGAGCTTATGTGTTTCAAGTTTTAGAAATGATTCATGAGGAAAATCCCATTACATGTGTCGTTCATGGTGCAGCCACCGGCGCAGATAGTCTAGGACAAGCCTGGGCGCTTTCTAAGGAGATTTCTGAGATTCCTTATCCTGCTGAATGGGACAAATTCAAACGAGCAGCAGGACCGATTAGAAACGCAAAGATGCTTAGAGAAAATGAAGATATTGAGTTAGTTGTTGCATTTCCTGGTGGAAGTGGAACAGGAAATATGAGAATAAAAGCTGAAAGGGCAGGAATAGAAGTTATCTGTCTTTAATTTAAACGAAGAAAACAAAAGGAGAACAATATGTTTTTGGATAAAGAAGAAAAAGTGACGCAGAAACCTGGTAAATCATGGAAGAGTATCGTTTACCGTTCAACTTACGCTGAAGCTGATAAGTTCCGTAATGAAAAGTTGAAGGAAAAAGATTTGGATGTGAAGGTTAAATTTATGCCTTCAATGGACAAATTTGCAGTTAAGACGCGAAAAAAAGCCATTGTTGAATCCGAGACTGAACTAGTTAAAGATAACAAAGAGGGTTAATTTATGTCGAAATCGTACAAACTTGTTCTATCTGGGTCTGGTACTCGTTACCCATGTTTTATTGGAGCGGTAAAACGTCTCCTGGAAGAAGGTCTTGAAATAGAAGAGGTTTGTGGGACCAGCGGCGGTGGAATTATTGCCGCTGGTCTTGGATGGAAGTATGATAAAGAAAATCCTCTTGATTCTATTAAATTTTTAGAAGATATGGCATTATCTCTTTTACCATCTGATTTGTTAGACCCTCATTGGTTTGATTTTGCTCTATCTTTTCGATGGAAGAATCTTTTCCACGGATATAACTTCAGTCCTCTGAATTTGTTTAGAAAAAATAAAGACGTCCTTACTCTTGATCCGAAGAAAATGGTTTTGACGAGAAACACTAACGGAATGTTTAAGGGTAATAAAATTCTTAAAGTTTTAGAGAAATCGCTGCCAGAAGATCTTGAATTGAAAATTCCAGTTGTTATTACAACATTCAATAACAACTGGAGAGTGGTAGATTTTTGGAAAAGAGAGAAAGGTAACACTGGTGATTTAGCAAAATTAGTTAGAGCTACTCTTTCTCTACCGATAATTTTTGATCCTGTTATGATTGAAGGAGACTTACATTCTGACGGTGGAAATATTGCTAATTTCCCACTTGATGTTTTTGGACGAGATGCTAAAGTTATTGGGTTGACATTCGAAGGAATGAATCCAACACGAGTAGTAATTGATGATAAACTTGATATTGCTGGAGCCAATCTAGACGGTATGATGAACGCGTCAATGGAAGAAGATATCCACGACGCCGGTCCAAACGCCCATGTTTGTCAGATACGCACTAGACACACTGGTCTCAACCTTATGATGACTCCTGCCGACGTCGCAGAACAAATACTCGACGGATATGACAGTGTGTCCCGGTGGCTCAAAGAAAATCCAGATCTGTAAAAAACTCTTTCAGACACTTGACATCTTAACTTCGATGGGTTACACTGGTTCCAGAACGTATTTGCTCCCGCAGCATGACGGTCATGCGCGCTTCTTATAAGGGTAAAAATGTGGGTTCAATTCCCACCGGGAGTACCAAAGAAAGTGAACCATAAAAGAAAGTTGTAAATTATGAGTGCAGTGAAAGTAGATTCCAAAACAGATCGTAAATACTTTATTCAATATTGTAAGGATTCGAATTGGATTTTTAGTCAACTTGATTCGGTTCAAGGTGGATTTGACCGGACCTCTGATGCAGAGGCGGTAATTGACGATGTAATGGTTTTCCATAATGATTTCTCAGGATTTAATTATAGAATCCTTCAACGAACAACAATTATTCTTGATGAACCACGTCAAGACTATAATAGTGGTTGGTAAAATTTAATGAGCGCTTGTATACCCTCCCGCTACGAACGGGTCGAAAGGTTAACTGGATACATGTGAGTTCGACTCTCCCCAAGCGTACCACCTTATACTACAATTTGTGCCCCGAGCAATGGATATGCAGGCAGGTCTTCTAAACCAGCCTTTCTAAGTTCGATTCTTAGTCGGGGTGCCATGTTCGGTAGTGTAATGGATTTCCGTAAAAAGGGTGGACTAGGACCCTGATTTGGAAAATCAATACCTGTGTAATGAGGAGCACGCACTTTTCATTATGTAGCAAAAATTGACGCACGCGCTTCTCATGAGAACGTAGAGGAGGTTCGATTCCTTCCTGAACAGCCATTTCAAAAGGAAAAGATAATGCCAAGTTTTTCTAGAGAATTTTTAGACGAGTCCCGCCGACGGTGCTTAAAAGAAAATGGAGGATTTGATGATGCATTCTTCCGATGTTTAGCAGAGACCCAAGCTATTGTTGATGCTTTAGAAGAAGAGCTTGCCATTGAACGACCTGTTCTAGAAGCGGGTAAGGCTAACGCCAAGAATCGCAAGACAAAAGAAAAAGATGACTAGAAAAGAAGACTTTGATGGTATCATATGGTTGATAGCCTCTGTAGTACCATATGTTTTGTATATGATTTATCACTTTAGCTCTCTCTAGAGGAGCTAGATAAAGCCGATGAAACAGTTCGATTCTGTTAGAGAGCACCACCACCAAAAAAAGGATTGATTTAATGACTAAAAACGAAGTTCTAAAACTTACTAAAGATTTCACTCATCGTTCACCTGGCATGCCCGGCGATAAATGGATTGAAATTTCTTTTAATGAGGAAGACAACACTTCAAAAGAACCAGAAAATATTGAAGAATATTTTAAAAAGTTGCTCGGTCCAAAAGCAAAATTTGAGGTTTATGAGATGCTCGACGACACTATAGTATGTGTTAACTATAGATAAATTGGTCAGCATTGTTGCAGAGATCAAGCAGGTGTTGCTTGTAAAGGGGTAATAGATGAGTTGTTTCTTTATTAGTGGGCATGGAGATCTAACTTTAGAAGAGTTTGAGGAACATTATCATCCAATGATAGAAAAAGCTTTATCAGAAGATGGTTGGTTTGTCATCGGCGATTACAAAGGAGCTGATACTATGGCAAATAAGTTTCTTTCAGATTATCTTTTTTTCAATAAAAGTATGTTTCCTTATACCGAAGTAATAGTTTATCATGTCGGCGACAAGCCAAGAAACAACCCAGGAAGATTTGAAACTTTTCCTGGGTTTTCTTCAGATGAAGAACGCGACGCTACTATGACTAGGCATAGTTCAGTTGATATAGCCTGGGTGAGACCTGGTAGGGAGAATTCAGGCACCGCCAGAAACATTGCTCGCAGAAAGGCTTGACACATATTTCCAAACCTGTTAGGATACTTATATGATTACAACAATGAGTTTTAAAGCCGGAACCGACCCTTGCCCTACTGTATCTTGGGGAGGAAATTATTCCAACGAACAACTTCAAGATGGTATTGAAAAGCTGGTAAGTTTTTGTGCATCTAAGGGAGTGGAAGTTCGTTTTGGAACGAGAGAGAGATGCAGTCATGCGATCGGCTTAAAGCTAATCACGATGAACAGTAGACTTTCTTTAAAGAAATTGTACCATGTTTTGCTACACGAAAGCGGACATGTTGTGATTAATCAAGATATGATTTCTGAAGAAGACCATACTGAATATCTTCTTAATTATCCTGGAAATGTAAACAAAAATACAGAAGCATACATTGCTGAGGGTGACAACGAACATAAGTTGACAAAGAAAGATCATCGACGCTATATGGTTAGTCTCATTCATGAAGAATGTGACGCATGGCGCAAAGGTTTGGATATTGCAGCGATGTTGGAGCTTCCTTTGAATTTGTATGATTTTTATTCTGATGCAACAACTGGAATTGAATCTTATATTCTAGCAGCTGCCCAATCGAGGTCTTAAATGTCATTTTTCTCTAAACGTCGTACTTCTCGTATGTTTACTTTTGGAAAAGTTGGAAGTAAAAGTGGGCTGATTTTTGTCTTAGCTAAAGATGGTGTTTGGGATATCACAAGTGAAAAAACCGGAGCCCATTCTGTAAGGTTTGGTATTACTACTCAGAAAAAAGAAGATTGTAGTTTTTATTCTTTTTTTATTGGTCCCTTGGCAATAATGCTGAACGTACCGAAAAAAGTGCTTGACAAAGAAGAAAAGAAGTAGTAAGATACTAGTTAAGAAACACTGGAAGAAATTCTGGTTTGAGGATTTATAATGTTTACATCAAAATTGTATAATAAATCGAATATTAACGGCTACAATAATTTGTGGGATAGCCATTTATATGCACTCAAACCAAGCTTGTTAGCCTAATTTCTCTAGAATCCATTAAAATTTATTGTAGTTGAACCGACCGGGTGTCGGTGCCGAGCTGTTAACTCGGAATAAGGTAGGTTCGAGTCCTACAACTACAGCCATTTAAAAGAAAGAAGAGAAAATGATTGATTTCATCTTGAGAAAGATTAGAAAGAGAATTGAGCCAAAAAATATGTGTGATTCTTGTACAAGGAAGTATACATGCCAGACCAAAAGTGGTAAGATGCTCTGTGAACGATGTTATAAAAGGGAATTAAATGTCTAAATCGGAAACAAAGCGATGCGCTATATGTGGAAATACGAATTCTAGGAAAGGTAAGACGCAGTTTTGTTCAACCAAGTGTTATTTAGAGTCTAATAGAAGTGTAAAGAAATGTGAAGTTTGTAAAAAAGAATATTCTTATATATCTTTTTATGAAAAAAGGACGTGTTCTAGAAAATGCGGAGCTAAAATAAATGCTTCATGTTATCAAAAAGACCCAAAAACATGGGTAACGACAAAATGCAATATTTGCAATAAAGATTTTGATGTACGAATCAAAAGGTTGAAGAGGACCAAGAACGTGTTATGCAGCACTAAATGTTCTGCGGAATTTAGATCTATTAACTTTAATCATGATCGGATATTGAATCACTATTCTGGATTCTTTTCATCTCTTAAATCAGGAGGTGAAAAGAAAATTAGATTTGATTCCTCTTGGGAATTGAGAAGGTTTAAAGAATTAGAATTTGATCCAAAAGTCATTCTATGGGATAGATGTCAAGATAAAATACTTTGGTATGATTCTGACAATAAAAAGCATCATTATAATCCAGATATTTATATTGAGTACGAAGACGGTAAAAGAGTAGTGGAAGAAATTAAAGGATTCATGAATGAAGAATCTAAATTAAAAATTGAAGCTGGCGAAGAGTTTTACGACAGAACAGAAATATTATTTCGGGTAATAGATAATAAGAATATCTTATTTGATAAAAAACTTGAATATAAAACAGAAGAGTATGAAAATGATTATGGAATATTTAATCGACTTAAAATGGAATATATTTGGATGTCTCTAGCAATTATGTTAGCAAGCAAATCTACTTGTTCTCGATTAAAAGTAGGTTCAGTTATAACCGATTCTGGCATGAATAGAGCACTTTGTGTTGGATATAATGGAGATGAAAAAGGGGGCAAAAACCAGTGTGAAAGTTTAAAACCAGGAAAATGTGGTTGTTTGCATGCTGAAACTAACGCGATAGCGAAATCCCGCGAATCACTAGAAAATTGTATCTTATTCGTAACAACAGCACCTTGCAAATCTTGCGTTAAGTTGATTATTAACTCAGGTATAAGAGAAGTAATATATAATGAAGTTTATAGGGACACTAGTGGACTCAAATTGATGAAACAGCGTGGTCTTAAAGTAACACGTTTTAGCAAAATTGAAGATGATACCCTTCTTTAGGGCTTGACTTACTGAGAAAACGTGGTATAGTGGTTAGACAAGAAAACGGAGGCGGAGTTGAAGATAGTGGCAATTAGCGATACTCACAATCAACTTCGTAACATTAAGGTTCCCCATGGTGATGTCCTGATCCATGCTGGCGATTTCACAATGAATGGAACCGCCAACGAAATTCGTGAGTTTAATCATGAGCTTAGTCTCTTATCTCACGCACATAAAATTGTGATTGCAGGCAATCACGATATAAATTTTGAAATGGAACCGGTTGAATCTAGAAAATTACTAACTAATGCAATTTATCTAGAAGATAGTGGAGTTGAAATCGGAGGAGTAAAGTTTTGGGGTTCACCCTGGCAGCCACAGTTTTATGATTGGGCTTTCAACCTTGAACGAGGTTTGCCTTTGAAAGAAAAGTGGCAACAGATTCCATCTGATACAGATGTTCTTATTACTCACGGACCTCCAAAGGAAATCCTTGACGAAGCACCCCGAAAGGGAATTTTGAATTATTTGAATGTTGGTTGTAAAGATTTGAGAGAAGAGGTTCTGTATAGAATCCAACCAAAATATCATGTCTTTGGACACATTCACAATGGATACGGTTATAAGTCTTTTGGAAACATTAATTTTATCAACGCATCTATTTTGAACGAGAGATACAAAATCGAAAATAAGCCTATTATTTTCAACATTTAAAGGAAGAATTAAAATGAAAAACTACGCAAAACGAAAACATAAACGATAGGGCTGGGATGTGCCCGTTGAAACATCCCACACCATGTGGGTTTGTAGTATAACGGATGTATTATACTCGGCTCTTAACCGATGAGATTTGGGTTCGAATCCCAACAGACCCACCACATGGGTTGTTAGTTCAATTGCGTAGAACATGTGGCTTTTAACCATTCAATCCGAGTTCGAGTCTCGGACAACCCACCAATTTTGAGAAGAAAATAGATTTTTGAGTTTTTGTTCGTGCTGCCGTCGTTTGGATAGCTGGCAGCCACTTGCACCGAAAGAAGTCTCAGCTGAACCTGCGAATCGAAAGTGAAGCGGGGAGAAAGATGACTTGAGGTTTGAGGTTCGATAGGAGGGGCGTCGCTGCCCCAAAAATGTGCCTCGCGCGTGGTGAGTTCTTGATAGTAGGAAAAGGTGTACTGAGAATGCACTAAAGTACAAAATCATAGCCCTGTCAGTCTCAGACAGAGCGAAAAGACTTAGGGTTCAATCCCCTACACGAACATTTTTTATTTGGAGAAGAAAAAAACATGAGTGACAAATTACTTGGAAAAATGATCAAAGAGTTGACTGAAAACAATATCAGTATAAAATTTGTAAACAAAAGTACTCTTGAAGATGATAGTCCAATGTTGGGGTTTTTCTGTGAATTGGATAAATTAATCGAAGTAGGAACTCTCGACGACGGCTGGTTTCAGACTTTCGCTCATGAATATTGTCACTTTAAACAGTGGAAAGATGGTCTCTTTGACGATATAACAACAATAGCTGCATATGCCACATTAGATAATTGGGTGGACAGGAACAGAGAACTACCATCAGAAACAGTAAAGAAATTTATCCGTTGCATGCAGTTTATTGAATGGGACAATGAAAAACGTACAATTGAATTTCTTGATAAAAACAAAATTGATTATGACAGAGAAGCTTATGTTAAGAAAGCTAACGTTTATGTTGCTTCTCATGAATTAACAAGACGTATTAGACGATGGCAAAGTAAACCATTGAGTACTGTTCCCGGAGTAAGTGATTTATTTTCAGGGGAAGAAATGATGCTAGAAAGAGATTTTGGGAATCTCCCAGAAGGTTTTGAAGCATTAGCAATTTCATCTTTTGAAGAAGTTATCGTTGAGGAAGAAGAGGATTAAAATGGACTATTATTATTATAAGATTAGACATACCCATATCAACATGGGAGACTTTCCTCGCGGTTGGCTGTAAACCAATTACCATAATAAGCGGGGTGGACGGTGAGAAGGTTCAATTCCTTAGTCTCCCACCAAATTAAACCGATTATGTGTATGGTGGCTGTGCTGGAAATGGTAGACAGGCTGGGCTGTGAACCCGGTGTTTGATAAAGACGTGCGAGTTCGAAGCTCGTCAGTCACCCCAATTCAAAAAACACACTTAGGAAGAAATGAAAGTAGGAACAAGAGTAAAAGTTATTTGTTCATGTTGTCAAAATGGAGCATGGACTCTTTTGGAACAAGAAGGAATAATTTACAAAGATTTTAATACTGCTTATTGCGAAGACCTCACGGTGACACAAAATCTCTACGGCATCAGATTCGACGACAAGACCGAGGGATCCTTCTGGACAAAACAGATTGAGGTGTTATACTGATGTTCTACTGGCTCTCGACAACGAAGATGACTGTGATGGTGGAAACCGATGAAAACGATATTCTCATTGAAGCAGCACCAATAGTAAGAAGATTCTTGGGACAGACGATAGAAGACCTTGCAATGTGGATGAACAGACAAGAAGGTTTTAAAATAGAGGAGTTAAATTGAATGGAATACGAAAAAGGTGATCTGATGAAACATAATGATGGTTCATTGGGAATTATTACTAAAGTAAGCACCTACCGTTATCAAATCTCTTGGTTTGAAGAACGTACGTTAACCAATCTCAGTTATACCTGGATTAATAAAAATATTTCAAAGAAATACCTTCCAGTGTGTATTAGTCGAACAAAGTTGTGAAAGTTATGGGGATGTGGTGGAACTGGTTTACACAGCAGGCTTAAAACTTGTAGCCCGCGAGGGCTTGTGGGTTCGAATCCCACCATCCCTACCATTTTAGGTTAGTAGAGAATTGGTATATCGAGGGGATTCAAACTTCCCTGTCTATGTGGGTTCGAGTCCCACCTAACCTACCATTTTAAGAGGAATAAATGAAGAGAACAATCTTGTGCTTGCTAGCACTACTTATAAATGCTAGTTGTTTCTATCTACCAGTTTCAATACCTGATGGTGGAGTTGGAACAATTAGTGATGCAGGAACAGGACAAAGATTAGGAGATTTAGATGCAGGTGAGACAAATGATTCTGGAAACCCTCAAACAGACAGCGGTATCATCATCGATCTTGATGGCGGCGTTTTCGTGGACGCTGGTAATGAAGATGACGCTGGATTTATTGCAGGCGACGCAGGTTTGGTAGACTCTGGACCATTTGACTCTGGGATTTTTGATGGAGGTTTGTTTGATTCTGGAATCTTCGAGTTTGATGCTGGCTTTGTAGACGCTTCTGTGATTATTGACGCAGGAACAGAAATTGTAGATGCTTCTATTGAAATTGATGCCGGAGAAGAATGCGAAGATACTCATGGACATCATGGATACGGTAGTTGGAATGAACCTGAGCCAAGTTGGAATGAACCAGAATCGGAATGTCCAGATGAATCGGAGCACGAATGGTGGGAGAATTGATTAAAAAAGGTCAACTTTTAAAAGTTATACGTTGTACGTTTGAAAGTACCGTCACCGCCGAAACGCGCGGCACCGAAACACCGGTGTTCCCCGCCCACTACCGCGTCGCCGACGACGTCGACGGTCTTAAATTTCTTGATATAGGAACACTGCTGATTGTGACCAGGGAACAAAGTGACACCAATATTGGGATCGAAGCTTACAACCCAAAAACAAATAGAACTATTTTTGTACCGATGAACGATGTTATTAAACTTTAGCTTAAAAAAAAGGTAGTTATATTCCAGAGCGTAGGTTGTGTCGACCGATCTCCAAAATCGTGTTGTGAGAGTTCGAATCTCTCCTGGTTTGCCAATTATGATAATATGTGTTTGCAATAATTTAAACGAGCAAGAAATCCAAACAGCAATTTCAGGCGGATGTAAAACAGCTTCAGAAGTTTGGGAATTTCATAAGTGCAGAGGAAGATGTACCAAGTGCGTTCCTGAAATCGAAGAAAGTATTGAAAATGAAAAAGATAGAACTTAAACTAGGTGAACTGGTCACAGCTTGTGGAAACGGAGCCGCCGCCAGCCGAAAATTTGGAATTTTGATTAAAGTAGTGGATGAAGAAGACGGCGACACTTGGTATGACGCAAATGTCTATTGGGTAGGTAAATATCCTCGTTTTGAGAGGGTGTGTCTCTCTTATCTAAGAAAAATAACTTGACACCGTCAAATTAAACTGTTAGAACCAACTTATTAAAGTATGAAATCATTATTTAAAAAAGGAGATCTAGTAAAAATAAAAGAAAGTGTTGGCGGAAACGATACACTATTTAAAGGATTTGGCATAATAATAGATATAAAAAAATATCCTGACAGAAAAGGAACAATGTTGATAATGAATAGAATTTATTTCTTAAAAACAGGACAAGAAGATATTTTTGGTGACGATGAAATCGATAAAAAATACTTGACACCGGCGAAATAAACTGCTAGAGTCTATTTATAAAAAGGAGGAGAGATCATGTGTAAAGAAATGTTATTTGTTGAACAACTGGAAAGTGAACTTCTCCTTTTGCCCGTCTAGGGTCAAACAAATAGAAAAATTGAATAGTTCGAGTCTAGATTGGATAAACCTTTCTTTGTAAAATTTATGTGTGGGTAAGGGCGATTTTGGTACGCCACTCCGTTTGGGGCGGAGAAATCTTGAGAGTTCGAACCTCTCTACCCGCACCATTGGCATCACTAAAGGGGCTGTGATTTAATAGAGGGGGCTAAAACCCTGAAGCCTTGTTTTTTGTTAAAGGTGTAGTTACATGTCAAATGTTAAAATTGAAGAATATAGAAAATTACTTGAAAAGGTCTCAAGAATACGCTCTCAACAAGGAGAGGTGACATCGTTGATCGAGCAAACTCTCGCCGCAGGAGCCATTGGCACCGCTACAAGTATGAAATACCATTGTTCGGATTTGGAAGATACAGAAGATTCATATCTCGAACAAATGGATAAAGTTTGGTACTCAATGTCCGAAGAAGAAATTGAAGTTATAAAAAATCTTTTATCTAAAGAGAGAGAAAATGATAACGAATCTTAATGTCCCACCAGAATTTTATCAATTGGCGCACCCACGACCCGCACTATGTTTGGAAACAAGGTGTTAGTTATGGAGGAAGTTCTTGCTGGATTCCAGCGATTAGATAAAAAATAAGTTTGGCTGTGTATTCCAACTGGCAGAGAAGATCGACTTAGAATCGATACAGTGTGGGTTCGACTCCCACCACAGCTAGGAATGAAAAGTTAAAGTACCTGCATGCGGTTCATTCTGCACGACCCTTGATTTGGTCGACTAAATCTTTAACGATTAACCAGTATTTGTCTTTAGCTTTTTGATTCATTTTAATTATCGAGGAGTGAGTTGCACTGGATACGTCAACGGTTATTGGCAAACGGTCTCTTACGGCTGTTAAAAAACAAAGAAATAAAACATGAATATTTTTGTTCTAGATTCAGATCCTGTTAAGGCGGCAGAATATCAATGTGATAAACATGTCGTTAAGATGATTTTAGAAACTGCACAAATGCTGTGTACTGCAATACATGAGACTGGTGGAAATGCACATTATAAATCAACACATCGAAATCACCCTTGTACGATATGGGCTAGAAAAAGCAAAGGAAACTTTGCATGGTTGAAAACCCACGGTTTAGCTTTGTGTAAAGAATATAATAAAAGATATGGGAAGGTTCACAAATCGCAAGCAGTGATAGAAGAATGTCTAGACCTAACTATTCCAGATGGATGTAAGACTAACTTTGCTCTTGCAATGCCTGACTATTGTAAGGTTGATAACGTGGTCGATTCTTATAGGAACTACTATTTAAAAGAGAAATCTAACATTGCAAAATGGAAACTAGGCAACAAGCCGGATTGGTTCTTAATCGAATAAAATATTGATTAAAACTTTGTCACATTTAATAAGCGAGCATCCACAGTTCAGTTTCGAACCAGGGATGCTCGTTTTATTTCACAATACTTTAGAAAAGACGATAAAGTTACGGATTAAGAGCCACGACCAGGCACGACTTTGGAAGTTGGCAGATGAGCACCTACAACCTGTGCTCGATGATTACAGTACAGCTGGAGTCCTCTTACACATACTTCAGACGACGATCGGAGAAGGCTGTGAGATTGAACTGGAACGTAAAGTTTGGTTTTTCACTCCAACGTGGTCGATCAAAATAAAGAGATATTTTATAAAAGAAGAGGACAGTATACTAGGAAATGTTCTAGCGACTGTCCTCTTGAAGTTGTGGGATGAAAGAAAGTTAGAAAGAAGCAACTCCTAATAAGAATTTGTGAATTTCTTCTAATGGAACCATCATACCGATGTTTTCTAAGTCTGGTGAAGCTCTTGAAGTAATTCCGATCACTTCCCAGTCTTTATTGAAAATAGGAGAACCTGAACTTCCTCCTTTGGTTGGTATAGTGTACAAATCAAATTCAAAATCAAGTGCTGGATGAAGAAATCTTCCTGAATAATATCCTTCAAATTGGAGAACCATGTTTTTACCATGAATTCCCAAAGGAGCAGATAAGTTGTAAGCTTTGTCGCCTGGTTTGACCATCTCTTTGGCAATGAAACTAAAGTCCCGCCCGATGCGGTTTCTAGATTCAAAAACGCACAAATCCGTTACTTTTGGATCAGATACCTTTAATATGTCAATTTCGTAAACTTGTTGTTCTAAATCGATAGCGAAAGATTTACGGGTGTTGTCATCACAAACATGTCCAGCTGATAAAATTAAAGTTTTCTCAGCAGAATGATGTATGATTACTCCTGAAGCAGATCCAATTTCAACTTCTTCTTTTTGGAAAACAAGCTTGACAAAAGAGTCCCGTGCTGCTATAATAGGAGTTATATTGCTGTTAGAGGTTTGTATAGAAGCACAAGACAGAGGGTTCATTAAGAACAAAAAACCGAATGTTAGTGCAAAGAATTTTAAGACTTTCATATAAGTAACTATGGACCTACTGGTGCGAATCGCCAACGGTCCCATTTAATAATAAGGTAGGTAAATGGCTAAAAAAAATATATATGTGCTAGACACGAACGTGTACTTGACAAACGCTAAAGCAATTTATGATTATGGAATTCATGATATTGTAGTCCCTATGAAAGTTCTTGAAGAAATCGACAAACATAAAAATAGACAAGACTCGGTTGGCTCGCAAGCGAGAAGCACGATTAGAACTTTAGATTCTTTGAGAGAACGCGGAAATCTGAAAGCAGGTGTCCGAATTGCTAAAGGACGCGGTATTTGTCGTGTTGCAGAATCTGATACTTCACTTCTTCCTGTTGATTTGAGCCCTGACGTACCAGATAATATGATTCTTTCAACCGCTCTGTCGGTACAGAAAGAAGAAGATGCAGTCTCATTGAGGCTGTCAGCCTCAAATTTTGAAGCAACCGGCGCGAAGAAAACAAAAAAGAAAGTAATTCTTGTCACTCGTGATATCAATATGAGAGTTATTTGTGATGCTATTGGATTTCCAGTAGAAACTTATGAGCCAGAAAGTGCTGTCGAAGACAGTGATCTTCTATATTCAGGATATTCGGAAGTCCTAGTCGATGATGAATTTATTGATCGCTTTTATCAAGGCAGTGTCTCCGAATTACCAGAAGGTACTTTGAAACACGCTCCTCAACCAAATGAATTCTTGATGCTGGTCGCAAAAGGTAATGATAAAAAGACTGCTTTGGCTAGATACAAACACGGTGGTGATATTGTTCGGGTTGGCGATAGAAATGAACTGTTTGGTATTAGATCTCGTAACCGCGAACAATCTTTTGCTTTAGACCTTTTGGTTGATGATAATATTAAAATAATTACTCTTGTTGGAAAAGCAGGATCTGGCAAGACACTTTGTGCGATTGCAGCTGGATTGAGTCAATCTCTTGAAAAAGATACTCCATATAAAAAACTTATTGTCTCTAGACCAATTCAGCCAATGGGAAAAGATATTGGATATTTGCCAGGTGATATCAACGAAAAGATGCTTCCTTGGTTAGCTCCAATCCAAGACAATTTACAATTTCTTCTCGGTGACGATAAAGAAATGTTAGCGGAGTACATTGAAAAAGGCAAAATTGAGCTTGAAGCTTTGACTTATATTCGTGGTCGCTCAATTTCTAACGCTTTCATCATCATTGATGAAGCTCAAAATTTGACCATTCACGAACTGAAGACAATTATCACCCGTGTCGGTGAAAATACGAAAATCGTCCTCACGGGTGATATCGAACAAATCGACAATGCGTTTGTCAACGATGTTACAAACGGACTTACGCATGCCGTCGAAAAATTCAAGTTTTCAGACCTAGCTGGTCATGTAAGTTTGATCAAGGGCGAAAGGTCAAAAGTTGCCACACTTGCGGCTGCTTGCCTATAACAAAAACAACAAATAAAAAGGAAAAAAAATGACTGATAAAGAAGAAGCACCAACCGAAAGTGTAAAATCTCTAGAACAACTCGAACAGGAAGCTCGTGAAGAAGTTCAAGCCGCTGTCGTACCAGATAATCCACTAAGAACTTTGTTTGTAGAATATGTTGGAGATAACTACTCTCTAGAGGGTAGCAACGAAGTTACTATTGAGATGTGTATTCTGGCATTGGCGCAAGAGTTCCCAGAGTTTTTATCGCCCTTGTGTGAACAAAATTTTATGCTTGGATACAAACAAGCCGAAAATGATCTCATGAAGCTGCTTCAAGAACAAAGGACTGAAGAAGTTCCTGAGCAGGCGGAAGAGTCTAATGACGACTGACGGGGTACATGATTACATTCGTCAAACAGCGAATGGATTGCAACAAGATCAATTGTTCAATAGGATTGTCGTCTATCGACAAAATCCACTCCCCCAGGATGTAGATTTAAAATCTGTTTTAAAAAAGATTGAAGAAAAAATCCCTCAATTTTTATTTAACGATATTGATTCTATTTTTATTGGACAATTTTCTTTTTTAAAAGAAAAAGAAGTTAGTGCCATCTACGAAGATGGGGCAATATATCTCACGAATGAGCAAGAATCTGAAGATGATTTCTACTCAGATATAACACATGAACTTGCGCATGCCGTCGAAGAAACTTATCCATTAGAAATATATGGCGACCGAATAATTGAACAGGAATTCCTGGCAAAAAGAAGAAGTATGTCAGAGATTCTAAACGCTCATGGCTACAATAAATTCGGCGTCGAAAAGTATTTTCAGACAGAATATTCAATTGATTTCGATCTTTATCTTTATGAAGAAGTTGGGTATCCTATTTTGCATACTCTTTTAGAAGGGCTATTTGTTTCGCCCTACGGAGCAACTTCCTTAAGAGAATATTTTGCTAATTCCTTTGAAGAGTTTTATTCAGGAGATGTCTTTTATGTTAAATCTATCTCTCCAGCTGTGTATAAAAAGATAGTAGATATTCAATCTTGAGGAGTGAAGAAATGGAAAATTGTAAAGTAAAAATTGATAAGGATAAAGGTCATGTTAGTGTTTATCTGAGTCTTCCTCTTTGGAAGCCAGGTTCTCCAAAGGTTCGTTATTATGAAAGTTGGGCAAGACAACAAGTTGAAGATAAGTTCCCAAATATTAAACTTGGGAAAACTATTATTCCTTGTGTAATGAAGAGTCAAGGACCGGTCACAGAAGGAACTTGGGTTTTTGAATTGATACAGAAGGCTCAAGTAAAGAAGATTTCCACGAAGAAGAAAACTAAAATAAAAGAGAAGGTAAATGTCGAAACCCTTGAAACAGATCAAAGAACCGTTACAGATAAAGACGAAACAATATGAAGAAGAACAAGGATATTATCTCTCATGGTCTAGTACAAAAAACTGGGTTGATTGCGCTCATTATTTTAAACTAACAAAAATTGATAATGTTCCTGGTTTCGAGGGTAATCTGCATACAGCCTTCGGAAACGGCGTGCATTGGACTGTAGAGACTCAACTTAATCCACTTCGAATTGAAGAGCTGGACTTAAGTGATACTTTTACTGAGAAGTTTGAACTCGCTATATCAGAATTACCTAATTCAGAAAAAGAAAAAATAGAGTTAGAGAGGGAAAAATTAGTTGCCAACCCTGATAAATCTAGTTTAGAAAAAGAGATGAGAGAACAAGGTCGTGAGCTGGTACATTTTTTGGTGCCCGCTCTCGACAAATTTTTTGGTCTTTGGGAACTCGTAGGTATTGAAGAAAGATTTTACGAAAAGTGTGATTTTTATGAATTATCAAATTTTTTCTTCAAAGGGTATATTGACATTATTATAAAAACTTCTGATGGCAAGTATCACATTATAGACTGGAAAACTTGCAGTTGGGGATGGAAAGCTGAAAAGAAAACTGAACCAATGACAACATATCAGTTGACTTTGTACAAATATTTCTTCTGTAAAAAGTATGAGATTAACCCAAAAGATGTAGAAACATATTTCGCCCTTTGCAAGAGAACGAATAAAACAGATAAGAGAGTCGAGATCTTCAAAGTGACCAGCGGAACCAAAAAAACTTCTAATGCGCTTAACTTGTTGCGTAAGGCAGTATATAATGTTGATCATAGCTTTCATATGAAAAATCGTTTGAGTTGCCATCGCTGTCAATTTAGACACACGAAGCATTGCACCTAGGATAAAACATGACAGAAGAAAAAAAGATTAAAATCTTAACCATTAGTGACCATCCAATGTCTCCTTCTGGCGTTGGTACTCAAGCTAGATACATGATTGAATATTTGCTTTCAACAGGCAAATATCAATTTGTTTCAATCGCTGGAGCTGTAAAACATCATGACTATCGTCCACAAAAAACTGAACAATGGAAAGATGATTGGATTATTTTTCCAGTAGATGGTTATGGTAACCAGGATATGATTCGTTCTATTCTTTTAGCACAAAAACCTGACGTTCTTTGGTTTATGACTGATCCACGCTTTTATGGTTGGTTATGGGAAATCGAAGACGAAATTCGACCTTTTGTGCCAATGGTTTATTATCATGTGTGGGACAACTATCCTCTTCCGAAATTTAACAAATCTTATTATGACTCAAATGATGCAGTGATTACAATTTCAAAGTTGACTGATAATTGTGTTCGGGGTGTTTCCCCTGAAGTGAATTGTATTCACCTTCCACACTCGGTCGACACCGAGGTCTTTAAGAAACAACCCTCTGAAGTGGTCGAAAATTTTAGGTTACAAGCATTTCCTCAAGAAAAAGATGGTTCACCATTTATTTTTCTTTGGAATAGTAGAAATGCCCGTCGTAAGCAATCTGGTACACTGATTTTTTGGTTTAAGGAGTTCCTTGATTCCGTAGGAAGAGATAAAGCCCGTCTTATCATGCACACTGATCCTAAAGACGTTCATGGTCAAGACCTGGAAGCTATTATTCGAGAATTAGGTCTCACTAACAGCGAAGTGATGTTCTCGCGAAATAAATTACCTCCTGGAGAACTAGCAAATCTTTACAACATCGCCGATTGCACAATGAGCATATCAGATGCTGAAGGTTTTGGTCTTTCAACATTAGAATCTATTTCTTGCGAAACTCCTATCATCGTGAATATGACTGGCGGACTACAAGAACAAGTTACAGATGGAGAAAATTGGTTTGGCATTGGAATTGAGCCTGCTTCAAAATCGATTATTGGTTCTCAGGAAGTTCCATATATTTACGAAGATCGAATGGCAAAACAAGATTGTATCGCAGCGATGACTAAAATGTACGAAATGAGTAAAGAAGAAAGAGAAACTCTCGGTACTGCCGGTAGAAATCATGTTTTGAAAAATTACAACTTTAGAGACATGATTGAGGGTTGGGATAAAATTTTCACCGACTTACACAATGAAAGTGGTTCATGGGATACTCGTAAAAACTACAAACGATGGACTCTAGAAGAAATGAACGTGGGAGAAACACAATGAAAAGGGTTTTGGTAAGAGGACCAGCTTTGTCAACGTCTGGTTACGGAGAACAATGTCGTTTTGCTTTGAGGGCACTTCTAGCTCACGAAGAGCGCTTTGAAGTATTTCTTCAGAACATTAACTGGGGACGAACTGGTTGGATTGCGATGGACGATAAAGAAAGAGTTATGATTGACCAAATGATGGGTAAAACAAGTATCTTTCTTCAACAGGGTGGAAAATTTGATATTTCACTTCAAGTTACTATTCCAAATGAGTGGGACAATAGTTTGGCACCTTATAACGTTGGATACACAGCAGGTATCGAGTCTACCAAGATTGCTCCTCAATGGATCGAACCTAGTAACCGCATGGATAAAATTATAGTTGTTTCAAATCATGCGAAACAAGGATTTGATAATACATCTTATTCATCTAAAAATGATATGAATGAAATTCGAGAGTTCAAAGTAGAAACTCCGATTGAAGTAGTCAATTATCCAGTTCGAGACATTGAACCCGAAACATTAGATTTAGAACTTTCCTCAGATTTTAATTTTTTGTCTGTTTGTCAGTGGGGACCAAGGAAGAATTTAGAAGCTACTATTTTTAGTTTTATAGAAGAATTTTTAAATGAAGATGTTGGTCTTGTTTTGAAAACAAACATTATGAAAAATAATGTTACTGACAAAGCAGCTTGTCATCAACGTCTCGAAGGTTTTCTTAAAAATTTTCCAAATAGAAAATGTAAGATCTATCTTGTTCACGGAAACTTAACTTCAAGTGAGATGGCTGGTCTTTATACACATCCTAAAATTAAAGCTCTTGTTTCGACTACCCATGGTGAAGGTTTTGGGTTGCCGCTGTTCGAAGCTGCATATTCTGGTCTGCCGATTATTGCTCCTAATTGGAGTGGACATGTAGACTTTTTATATGCTCCAACAAAAGATAAAAAGACTGGCAAATTTAAAAATCGTCCCCATTTCTTGAAGTTAGAATACGTTCTAAAACAAATACAACCATCAGCTGTTTGGGAAGGTGTTTTACAGGCAGACTCTAAGTGGTGTTTCGTCAAGAATACAAATGTTAAAAAAGTGATGCGAGAAGCTTTCAATAACATCGAAATTCGTGAACTTGTCGCTAGAAAATTGAAAAAACACGTTCTTGAAAAATTCAATAAAGAAGACATCTACATGCAGTTCGCTGATGCTGTACATGAATCAGATAACGCGTGGGAAAATGATCTCGACGCAATCTCTGAAATTTAAATTAGGAATTTAAATGAAAATAGGATTTATTGCTGATTACTTTAGAAATGAAATTTTAGGCGGCGCAGAAGCGAATAACGCTGTCCTGATCGACCATTTAGAAAGCAAAGGTCACGACGTTGAAAAAATTAAGAGTAGTTCTGCTATTCTTGATAAAGATACCTTTTATATTGTCGCCAATTTTATTGGTTTAAGTGAGGAGAACAAGCTTTTCCTTCAACATAACTGCGATTACATAATCAGTGAGCACGATCATAAATACGTGAAGAATCGCGACCCATCACGTTTTAAAAATTTCAAGGCGCCTCAAGACCAAATCATTAACGCTGACTTTTACAGAAATGCAAAAGCGGTGATAGTGCTTAGTGAGATCTGTAAGGAGGTGATTTACAAAAATCTCAAGGTATCCAACGTCTATAATATTGGTTGTAGTTTTTGGAATGAGGACCGTCTTGATCTTTTAGAAGAATTGTCAACGACTGAAAAAATACATGATTCAGTAGTGTTGAACACTAATAATCCTACAAAAGGCATGCATGCTGCAATGGGTTATTGTAAGAAAGCTGGCATTTCTCCAGAACTTATTTCTTCAAAAGATGAATTAGAATTTCTCAAAATGTTAGCATCCGGCAAACGTCTGGTCTTCATACCACAAGTTCTTGAAACCTTTTGTCGTACTGCTGCTGAAGCAAAGATGCTCAACTGTAAATTGATTACGAAGCCCAAAATGTTGGGATTTTCAAGTGAAAGTTGTTTTCAACTTTCTGGCATAGAATTGATAAACGATATTCGCCTTAGAATCAAAAACGCATTAAAACTATTTGAAGATCTTTTGAATGGTAAGTCACCAACTAAGACAATAAAGAAAGCTGCATTCATAGGTAAGTTTCGAAGATTGTATGATGAAGAGGGTAAAGCTCGTTCTCTAGAAGAGGAAGGTGTCGAGGTTAAACGCTTTGATGAAACAACTTTTAATAAATATTCTCCAAACGATCTCACAACTCTTCTTGAATATAAACCTGATGTAGTATTTTTTACTAAGTTGCGCGTACCTCGTGCTCAAGAACTTATAGATGAATGTAAACGACGTGGGATAAAGACAGTTTGTTGGATGCCAGATTTATATTTTGGTCTCCAACGCGAACAAGAAGTCTTAAATAAAACTCCAATGTTTAGAGCGGATTATGTTTTTTCGCCTGATGGCGGAAACCAAAAGAAATTTGAAGAGTGCGGCGTCAAACATCATTTGATGAGACAAGCAATTTTTAAAGATTCTTGTGAATTAAGAAAAGAAGAGAAGAAATATGATGTCCTGTTCGTAGGTACTTTAGGTCCAGAGCATGGTTCTCCAAGAGCAAAGCTTTTGAAGTTTCTAGAAATAGAATACGGTAACAGATTTTATTGGGCTGGTCGCACTGGACCACATGAGATAAGAAATGATTCGTTAACTAAACTGATTTCAGAATCGAAAATAGTGATTGGTGATTGCGTATACTCGAAGAATTATTGGTCAAACAGGATCTATGAAACGCTCGGTCGCGGAGGTTTTCTAATCCATCCTAATATTCCAGGTCTTGAAGATGAGTTTGAACACGGCAAGCACCTGTTGACATTCGAATATGGAAACTTGACTGAATTGAAAAGTACAATTGAGGAAGCTCTGCACGACGATTTTAGTAGAGAAATCATTAGAGAAAATGGAATGAAACACGTTAAGAAAAACCACACTCTTAGAAATAGAGCACATCAAGTGTTAGAGGTTTTAAACAATGAGTAGACCAGTTGATAAGTTAGATTTTTGGAAAGGTCGTATTGCGGATTCTAAAAATAGTGACATTCACCATAGTGTTTATCGCTGTAACGGACAGTTATGGAGTATGTTAGAAGACCATCATGTCAGGATAATGAGAGAACACATTAAACCAACCGATAAGGTACTTGATGCCGCATGTGGTTATGGAAGAATGTCTCAATATTTTAAAAAAGAGAATTATGTTGGCGTTGATTTTTCTCCTGATTTTATCGAAATTGCTAAGCAAGACTATCCTAATAATAGTTTTATTGTCGGCGATTTAAAGAATCTTCCTTTTGAAGACGAAGAATTCGATTGGTCTTTTGGAGTTTCGATTAAAGACATGATTGTCAGAGAAATTGGTGAAGCTGATTGGAGTTTGATGGAGAAAGAACTTCGCAGAGTTTCAAAGAAAATTATCCTTTTAGAATATTCAGATGGCAAAGGAAGTCACTTGACCGACAATTACAAGGTGATTAAATGAAAATCTGTATCGAACATCATCAGAGGTCTCCACTTCCCAGGAAAAGAATCTCCTTATTTTATAGGGAAAGATGGAGAAAAGAATTACATTCATTACCAGAGAGGAAGCGATGAGGATTGAACTTGACAATTACATTAAGGTTCTAAAAGAAAAAACTACCATCGAACCAAAAGTTTTGTTCGAAGCTGGCTCTAAAACTGGCGACGACGCTGAGTTCTTAGCAAAACAACTCGGCGTGCCTGATAGTGGAGTGTATGTGTGCGAACCACATTCTGAATTTTATAAAAAAATATTAGAGAAGTATCCACAACATACTGTAATGAACATAGCTCTCTTCAATGAAGAAGGAGAATTAGAATTCAACGAAGCGAACAATCTCGACGATGGTCGTTCTTCACTGATGGGAAGAGATATCTATCAAAAAGATTTTTCAATTATAAAAGTAAAAGCAAAAAGAATGGATAATTTGATGGAAGAACTTGGACTTGAAACTGTGGACGTTTTTAAGTTAGATGTTGAAGGTGCTTCATATGAGGTCCTTGAAAGTTTCGGTGAACGCATTGATGATCTTAAGTCCATTCAGATTGAAGCCGAATATGACGAGGTATGGGAAAATCAAAAGACGTGGGGAGCTATTGTCGATTTTATGATGACAAACGATTTTGTCCTTCTTTGGGAACACAATATCATTAACATCCAGATAGATTCAGTGTGGGTGAAGAAAGAGTTTATAAAATGAGAGTTGGTTCCATAGTTCTATCCTCTTATCAAGGTTTGGGGATTTTAGCAAAATCATTTTATGACAATGGGATAATCCAAGAAACGTTAGTAAAACGATCTGGTAGATTTAAGAATCATCCAGAATGGTTTGATAATAAAGTTCTGGTTGGTAATCCAAACAGTGATTTCGAAGAGAAATTTGAAAAAAAAGATCTACCAGAAGTGGTAGATTTCTTATCTAAAATCGATGTATTGTTGTTGTTTGAGATTCCTTTCGTAAAACAGCTGATAACTTTGGCTAAACAAATGGGTGTTAAAGTAGCACTGATGCCAATGTACGAATGTACACCTTATCCTTTAGAAGCTGATTTGTATATCTGTCCATCAGTCCTGGACGAAGATTATTATAAGAAAATGTATCCCAAAGGGAATGTAACTCAGATAAACGTACCAGTTCAAGTTGATTTTAAACTTAGAGAAAGGGCACACATCTTCGTTCATAATGCAGGTAATGGCGGAACATTCGGTAGGAATGGAACTAAAGAGATCTTAGAAGCGATGAAATACGTTAAGTCTCCTATCAAACTGATCTTAAGGACTCAAAAAAATGGTTATACTTCTGATGATCCTCGAATAGAGATTGTTACAAGCACAGTGTCGTATGATGAGTTGTGGTCAAAAGGAGATGTGTTTTTGTTTCCTGAAAAGTTTAATGGTCTCTCTTTACCGCTTCAAGAAGCGCACGGTTGCGGCATGCTGGTTATGACGGGCAACCGAAGACCAAACAACGTTTGGTTGCCGCAGGAGCCTTTAATCCCTGTAGACAGAGAGCACGAAACTAAAATAGTTAATGTAAAATTTCAAATGTCTGAGTTCGATCCTCGTAAAATAGCTGAAAAGATTGACCACTGGTATGGTAAAGATATAACAGAGTTTTCAATGAGAGGAAAAGCTTGGGCTGAAGTGAACTCATGGGAAACGTTAAGACCAGTATATCTGGATTCATTAAGGAGAATTTAATATGTCAAGAAACGACGAAATTAGAAATGCTAAAGTTTGTGTAATTGGGGGCGCCGGTTTTCTTGGTTCTCATCTGGTGAATCATTTGGTTGACGACAGAAATTGTGAAGTTTTGGTCCTTGACAATTTGATTACAGGTTTAAAAAAATACATCAATTCAAAAGCAACTTTCAAATGGCATGACATTCGCGATGATGGTAATACTTTGTCGAATATTCTTCTTGAACATGAGATTGAGTGGGTTTTCAATTATGCAGCCGAACCATATATTCCAGAGTGCTTTGAACGACCAATGCATTTTTTTGATATCAATGCTACCTCTGTTCTCAGAGTCTTGAATGCTTGCGACGTAGCAAAAGTAAAAGGTCTTTTGCAAGTTTCCTCAGCTGAAATCTATGGAGATATGAAAGGTAAAATTAAAGAAACCGACTCTGTGGTCCCACACTCAACTTATGGCGTGTCTAAAGTTGCTGCTGACGGTCTGGTGCAAGTTCGCTGGCGCGAAGCAAAAGTCCCCTCTATTGCTATGAGACAGTTTAATTGTGTTGGAGAAAGAGAAACACATGAATATGTTATTCCTGAGATTATTCAACAGTTGGCTAAGTCATCTACGGTAAACCTGGGAAACAACTCTTTTAGAGACTTTCAATATGCTGGTGACGCTGTAAGGATGGCAGTAGAACTTCTTGAAAAAGGAGAATTCGGTGAAGTCTATAATATGGGAAGTGAAGGCGGTATTCAAATTTACGACTTAGCTAATCTCATCGGAGAAATCATTGGTCATGAGGAAGTGACGATTAAGACAGAGTCATCCCGCCAACGCCCTTGGGAAATCTGGCACCTACAGTCTGACAACACTAAATTGTATTCAGTAATTGAATCACGTCCTACGGTTACTTTGCGAGAATCCTTGGAAAAGACTGTAAAATTTTACTTTGATAACGGGCATTCCTGGGATTATTAAAATGTTAGCTCCTTATCTTGAATTAGAGAAAAAATATGCAGAATATATCGGCACCAGCGGCTGTGTGACTACTAACACTGGGACTTCCGCTCTACATACAGCTCTAGAAGCTTTAGAGCTTAATCCAGGAGATGAAGTCATTGTACCTGAATTTACAATGATAGCTTCAGCTTGGGCTGTTGTATACGCTGGTCTTAAACCAGTTTTTGTTGATTGTCAACATAATCTTTTGATTGACCCTAATAAAATCGAAGAGAAAATAACACCTAGAACTAAAGTTATTATGGTTACCCATGTCTATGGTCGTGTTTGTGAAATGAAGAGAATTCATGGAATAGCTAAAAAATATGGTTTAAGGTTGATTGAAGATGCTTGCGAAGCTCAAGGGGCGAGATATGAAAATGAAAAGAAGGTTGGAAGTCTAGACATTGGTTGCTTTTCATTTTATAGAAATAAAATTATTTGTGCTGAAGAGGGCGGCGCGATTACTTCAAATGATGAAGATTTCCTAAAGAAGTGTTCTGATTTGAAGAGCATGTCTTTTGGTTCAGAACACAATTATCTCCATGGAAAGATCGGATTTAATTATAGAATGACAGATTCCCAAGCAGTTTTGGCATTGAAATCTCTTGAAAATGTTGAAGAAAATCTAAAAGCTAGAAAGCTAGTTGAAAGCTGGTACAATAAACATCTTCCTTATAAATTTCAAAATTCTCTTTGGTTAGAAAGAAGTGTAGTTTGGGTTTATGACATTAGAGTCGACTCTCAAATCAAAGATGACCTCGTCGCGTTTTTAAATAGCAAGGGAATAACTGCTCGGCACAGCTTTAAGCCAATGTCTATGCAACCAACATTCAATTATAATTATAAAAATTTAGTTTCATATCGAGCTTCGAAAGAAGTTTGTTATTTGCCTGTCATACCCGAAATGGATGAACCGGAAGTGGTTAAAATTTGTAATTTAGTTAAGGAATTCTTTAAATGAAAAAAACAATTGGGATTATTGGATACGGGTTTGTCGGTAGAGCGGTATCTCAACTTTCGGAAGTATACGAGGTCAACATTTATGATCCGTTCGTAGAACAGTATAGTTCACTAGAAAATAAGAATGCATCTTATCTTAGTGATTACGTGGTGGTGTGCGTACCAACTCCAACAAATTCAGATGGTTCGTTGGAGTTGGGATTGGTAGATAGTTGTGTTTCTGAATGGTCGACAAAAAATAGAAATAGTCTAGACCTTAAAAATAAAGAGTCTATTTTGATTATTAAATCTACTATCGAACCAGGTACTATTAAAAAGCTTTCGAGAAAACATAACACAAAAAAGATAGTCCATAATCCAGAATTTTTGACTCAACGTACTGCAATGGAAGATTTTAGAAATCCTGTAGAAGTGATAGTCGGCGGCGAAGATCCTAAAGTAGTTGATAGTGTCTTGAATTTGTATAGAGGTTATTATGTTTCTGGAGATAGAGAACCAAAATATTATGGGACAAGTTCCAAAATGGCTGAACTAGTAAAAATAACTAGAAATTCTTTTTATGCTGTTAAGGTTTCTTATTTCAATGAAATAAAAGAGTTGTGCACAAAAATCGATGTAGATTACAAACAGTTCAGAGAAATTTTTACTTTGGGCGGAGACCATCCTTGGATCTCAAAACAACATACACAAGTACCTGGTCCAGATGGTAAGGTTGGTTTTGGCGGTGCTTGCCTTCCGAAGGATTCACAAGGACTAGTAGAATTATCAGAAACACTTGGAGTGTCGATGACGACTCTTAAAGGTGCGATTAAATCAAATAAAAGGAGAAGATAATGAAATTAAGTAATCAAATGGTTGGAGCGGTCATGATGGCACTTCAAAATAGTCTGATGAACCAAACCGATATTCAACCGGAATTCGAAGGTTGGGAAGTATTCTTAAAGGATGGAGAACTTTTTGTTGAAAATCCTCCACAAGTTAATTTTGAAGAAGATCTTGATGAGACTGATGACATCTTAGATTTTCTCACAGAACCAACTGAGTAAAATAAAAATGCCTCGATATGAATACAAGTGTAAAGACTGTGAAAATACTGTTATACTAAGCCACAGTAGAAAGGATGTCGTTGCAGTTAAGATCTGTCCTAATTGTGACAGCTCTTCTGAACTTGAAAGAATCTATTCTTTTTCGATAAGCAAGGATGCAGTTCAAAAAGAAAACAAACCAGGTAGTTTAGTAAAATCACACATCGAAGAAGCTAAAGAAGAATTGAAAGAAGAAAAGAAAAAATTAGTTGAGAAGGATTTTAAAGTATGTTAAGTTTTACCGTTGTTTTATTATTGTCGTTAGCACTTAATGTTATTACGATCTGGTATATTATAAAACTTCTCAAAAAATATGTACCTATTTCTGAGGATCTTATCGACTTGTTCGAAAAATTGGAAGAATATCATTTTCATGTTAAGACGGTATCGGAAATGCAATCTTTTTATGGAGATGAAATTCTTTTGAATCTTTTACGACATTCTAAAACAGTAGTTCACGAAGTAGGGGAGTTTAAGAAAGCTTATTCTCTATTGGATGAACCTGACGAAGTTCTAGAACTTGAAGAAGGAGAAGAAGTAGATGACGACCCCGAGAATAAAGACGACGCCCGCGAAGCGTAAGCGCCGCTCAAAAGGAAGATTATACTTTACGCAAGAGCATCAAGATGCAATTGTAGCTTTTGCAAAATCAGATAATCATGAAGAAAGAGAAAAACTTTATCGTGACTTGATAGGACCAACTTTCAATGAGTTGGTTGATAAGATAGTTTTTACTTATAAATTTAATAGCTTACCGAATATCGAAGTTTTAAAACACGAATGTAAGGTAGATCTGACTACTATTTTAGGAAAGTTTGATCCTGACAAAGGATCAAAAGCTTTTTCATATTTTAGTGTTATAACTAAGAATTGGTTTATTCATAAAACAAAAAAGACGGCAAAACAACGCGAGCGCGAAGTATACCTCGAAGATGTGAAGCGTGAATCTGATTTTATCACCTTATCAGAAGAAAACCAATATCACAATAAGAGAGAATACAAAGAATTTTGGTTAAGTCTTCGTGAAGAGATCGTTAACTGGGAGAAGATGGAACTTAAAGAGAACGAACAAAAAGTTCTCAAAGCTATAAATATTTTATTTGACAATGCGGAAGATATTCCTATTTTTAACAAAAAAGCTGTGTATCTCTATTTAAGAGAGATAACAGGTCTCAACACAAAACAGATTGTAAACAATCTTAATAAACTTAGATCTAAATATGAACTTTTTAGAAAGAAGTGGGATGAAGGAGAGATATGAGTAAGCTTAAAGAAATTTTAGAAAAGACTCTTACTTCAATCGACAGCGATAGAACTGACGCTAAACAAATGTTTGATGATATCGCTTCTCATATCGGCAAATCAGCGGATAAATATGCCACTCTAGGTCTGACAGCTGCTAAGTTTTTAGAAACACTTCAGAAATCAAATGAGCAGAGAGTTAAGCTTCTTAGTATTTTTTCTAGTCGTCTTGAAGATGAAGATGATTTTGGAGAAGTCTCTAAGGAAGAAGCTGATGCAATTTATGAACAGTTTGAAGAAGAAGAAAACGAAGTAGTGGTTGAACCGATTGAGGAAATTAAGGATGGGTCGTAAGAATTTTAAATATGGAGATTTAAATCCTGCTAATCATCCTCAAGATGGTAGAACACTCGATCCAGAATCATTTACTGGTGCTGGCAATTTAACAGAAGCTGCTCGCCGTGTCAACACTCCAAATTTTATTGAAAAACTTGGTTTTCCTTTAAAAGGAATTGTGATTCGTGTCGAAACGAATCATAAAGGAAAACCAGAAGCTTCAAGCAATTCTAACGAAGGTTGGGGCGCTTGGTCATATAGTTCTACCCTTCCGCAACCTCAATTATGGCGTTGTCGAGTAAGAATTCCTGAGTTGCACGCCCACCTCCCGATTCCGTTTGATTTTGGACCCGAGGGGCTAAATTCTATTATGGCTTTATATCCAGTTTTTCAAGCTAAAGATGAAGCGACGGCACCACCGATTGTCGGAGAAATTTGTTATGTAGATTTCGGTGACAGAGAAAGATTCGAAGATCCAATCTTTTTAGGAATGATTAAAAGTGGTGGAACCCCAGTTGAAGGCGGTACATCTTCTGAGAATTCTAACCCTGTTCCTTCTTTAGTCATTAACGAAAATCCTGGTCCTTTAAGCGTCCAAGCGCCGCCAGGAGATTCCATTGGATCTTCTTTTGAAATAGAGCCAGAGCTTGACGCTCAAAGTCAAGTTCCTGTAGTCGTTCCGCCCAAAGAAACTTTCAAGTGTACAGATACCAAAAATCCTTCTAACAATCCTCCAAGTTGTGGACCCCTTGTTTCTACGTCTCCTGGTGAATACGAAACTGCTGAGCGCGGACGTTCAACTGGCAAAAAAGAAATGGCAACATGGAACAATCGTTCTCGTAAAGACGTATTGGTTTTAGCTGCTTCTAAACATACTCTAGAGTTGATGGAAGCAGCTTTTATAAAAGATACTGGAATTAAAGATATTGATATAAAGCGTTTTATCGTTTCAGGTTTTAGAAATTTAGAACATCAAGAATGCCAAAGAAAAAAATATGAAGAATGTCTTAAAGAATGGAAGCGAAAAGGAGGTAAGCGTCCTACTAGAAGAAACCCACCCGATAAAGGAGCCCTTTTAGATGAGCAACCATCCGCAGTTGCTAAATCAGGTTTTTCAAAACATAACTCTGGTCTGGCAGTGGATTTTGATCACGACGGTAAGGGAAAAGGTAAAAAATCTAGATCAATAGCTTTGTGGATTTGGTTGCAAAAGAATTCTAGAAAATTTGGCTGGGTCAATCCAGCTTGGGCTCGGAACAACCCAGCTGAGCCATGGCATTTCGAGTTTAATGAAAGTCTTGCGAAGAAAAATGGTATGCTTCCGCAGTGAGATAAAAAATGAGTCAAAAAGCAGTAGATCACTCAGGCGAGACTAGAGAGCAAGGAATACAAAGAAGATCTTTGTCCAAGTCAACATCTATCCACACAAAAGGGATAGCTGGTGGAGTCTTGCCTGAACCGATTCCGAAATTTAATAGAACAAAGAGTGAGAAAATTATTGAAGGTTCAAACAATACCTTTATTGTTTTGGGTCGCGATAGACCAGCAAGCAGACTCAGTGGTTTCGGAGGAACAGGAGACACGCAAGCAGGCGCAATTGATTTGGTTGTTGGCAGACTTGGACCACTAGTTCAAGCTAACGTTTGGGCAGATAATGATTTCTTAAGAGACTCAGCTCGAATTTATATTAGTCAAAAATCGAATGTTGATGATAATTTTAGATTATCAGATGGAACAGTGGGGAATGCTAAAGGTTCCTCCGCTATTGCTTTAAAAGCTGATGACATCAGAATTATCGCTAGAGAAGGGATCAAATTAATTACTGGTACTGACAGAGAAAACTCCAGAGGCGGCAGCGTCGACGCCATTGCTGGAATTGATTTGATTGCAGGGAACGATGGGTCTGTAGCCAAAAACGCTGGTGAAACAGGTTTACAACCTATAGTTAAAGCGAAGAATACAGAAGAAGCTTTGGACAAAATGTTGAAACTTATTTCAAGTCTTGGTGGTATTGTATCTGCTTTTTTACAGTCACAAATGACTTATAACTCAATTCTAGGAACTCATTTCCATGTGTCACCTTTTTACGGTATTCCAACGACCCCTTCATCTCTCGCTTCATCAGGAGCTAGCACAGCTGCTACTAATATGATGAACGATTGTATTTCAGGTCTGCAAAAACACAAGTCTAACATTTCTAGTGTTAGGAATACTTATCTCAAAACCCACGGTAAAAAATATATCGGAAGCCGTTACAACAATACCAACTAACATGCCAATATCTCAAAAATTTGTTATAGATCTTCGAAGACTGCGAAACGATACTAGTAAGGTCTCATCCTTGTTGACTAAGCTCGGAAAAGATATGAATTTTGCTGGTTTTTATACACCAGGATTTGATTTCGCTATCCAAGCTAATGCAATTTTGTTGTTTCCTGAATCATTGCGTGCTCTTATAAACTTCAACGTAAAAGAGATGAATAACCACGATGCATTTAATAATGAATGGAAAGGTTATACTTCCTATGATTTTGTTGAGTTAGCTGTTGATTTATCTTACAACGTTATTACTTCGATTCGACTTCTAGGAGACACCAAGAAGAAGACTATCGAACAAATTCGTTTTGCTTTGTTCGATATTGATAATGAATTATTCACTCCAACAACTATAAATACTGTTTCGAATATCAAAGAAATTTCTGATGGCATCACGGAATTTTTTGGTGCTGATAACACGTCTCTTTCCTGTAATGTAAACAGTTCTTCCTCAAGAGTTCCGTTGTTGCAAAATCGTATTAATTCGAATATTGAGTGGTCTAACTATATCAAAGAATATGTTATTCCAAAGCCTAAAATCCTCTCTTTAGAAGTAAACGTAAATCTCCAGTGTGGTGGAGAGGTTTTTGCTTCCTTCCTTAGTGAATTTGAAACAAAATCATTTAAAACTGATGAAGAGAAGATTGCAGAAGAACAAATTTGGGAAAGTGTTGAGTTTAAAAAACAAATTTCTGAAATGCAAAGCAGATGTGTTGAAGTGATAAACACCTCAGCAGATATTTTGGAGGATCCGACCGCTCTAGTCAATAAGATTCAGACGTTAGGTGACGCATATTCACAATTTTTTGATAAAATTTCTTTGGAATGTTTGATCAAATCTGCCATGAAGTGTATTGCTCCGCCTTTAACATGTAAAGAAATACTTGCTGGTTTTGAACTTAAAGATATTGAAAGTAAGATTGAGTTAGCTTTCCCGAACGTACCTAGAATTGCTTCTCTTGTTAAGAAAGCAGCTACAAATGCGAGAACATCTTTTTCAGACGAATTTGAAGCAGCAAGTGCGTTTTTAGACGAGATTGAAGAGGTCATCGATTTGGAAGTAATCTGTGATGTAGCTAAATTTAATTTAGCATTTCAAATACCGACAATTGAACTTCCAGAACTTCCTATAATTGATTTATTTGCTTCTGTAGAAATAGCTATTGAAGACGCTATTTTATCCGCATTGACTGTTTCAATTTTAGAAATGTTGTTGAAAATCCTTGAAGATTTACAGTCTTGTAATAATTTGGACTCTTTCATCGCAGGGGCAATTAACGGACAAATTCCTACACCATCTGGGTTAAACAATGATCTGAACAAGATGTTTGGTTTACTTGTTGATAGTGATCCTTTGGGAACATCTCGCGATATAGTTTCATCTCTTGGCTCTAAATGGCAGAACTTTGTGAAACAGGCAGAACCATTATTAAATGAACAAGTAAAATTAGAGAATCAAACGAATCCTGAGGTACTTGGAGAGGCTGCTCAACTCCGTAATCAGATAGACTCTTATGGTGGATTGGAGAGCTTACTGGAAGCTGTAGAGGGCAACATAGGAGTTGCTGCTGCTAGAGCTGTCTTTGTTGCGTTCTTTCAAGGACAAATTAATTTTTCTCAACTATTAGTATTCCAAGGTACCGACGGTGCTACTGCTCTTCGAGCTTTTTTTAACGAAATTGGTTTGTTTGAAATAGACGAAGAAGAAAAAAGTTTCGTCTTAAGAATGTCAGATGAACAATCGATTGTAGTTTTCAATGCCATTGGAAGAGCATCTAGAGCAAATATTGATACGAGTGGCGCTGCTTTAGTCGACGCCATCGGCGGTTTATTAAATGATGTTGTAGCCGTTCTTTCTCCCGCTGATACTTTGAATCTTTTAGCAGGAACTCCTTCCCTCAAAGTGGTAGAAGTTATTATAGAATTGATCAAAGTTAGTAGGGAAGAGATTCATTTTATAAATAAACCAGATCAAATTATCCAACTTTTTAAAACTCTTGGGGATGCAACTGGAACATCAGCTATGAAAAATGGTGTTGTTTTAGCTTCTAATGTTAGAAGAAACAGAGATATTCCAAGAAAATTTTGTCCTGAAGACGATGAAGCGCTTAGGTTGCAAGAACAGATTCTCATTAGAAGTTTCCCACCTGAAGAGGTCCGAACTATAATTGATGAAATTATTGAAAAGCGTAGAATTCGTTACAACGAGTTAGGTGATATTTTAGTTCGTCTTGGCGACGATGACTTTTCTCCTACCGAGATACTGGAACCAATTCTTTGTGGTTTTAATCCAGATGGTTCACGTCCAGCTATAGTTGACGACGCTTTGAACACAACAATTAACACGATTTTTGAATCAACTAAAATGGCTTTCGACAGAGAGATTCCAAGATATCCAGATGCCTTATCCTCTGAGGAAAAAATAACAAGAATTGTCCCAAGAACAATCAGAAGACGCGGTGATCGACCAGTGTTTGGCTCCGACGACGGAAATTTGTTTGGAACTTTTACAACTTTTCTTGAAGGTCTTGGCTTAGACAATCCTTTTGATAGTGAAGGCAACTCAGAAAGAATCATAAATCCCGAATGGTCAAAAATTGTCTCACAAGGGCTCGTTCCCCCAGAAGGTGATGGCTCGGCACGAGATAACAGGTTAGGACCATTCACAGAAGGTCCTCCTGCACCAATTCAGGATGTTGTTAAGAGAGTGGGTGTTAATTTCAAAAGAGCGTTTAAATTCGAAGACGCGGTTACTATTAAACAGTCGAATGAAAATTCTTTTGAAGTACAGATAAAAGGAAGTCTCCCTGTGCAATCCCCTGTACAGCAGTTTTCTCCTGTTCCTGCTACGCCGCCAAGTTGGGTAATTTCATACAAAGAACAAGACCAAATTTTAAGTTTGTCTCTTGCTGCTCAAGGTTTTTTCTATTCTTCTAGACTTGGGCGAGTTGAGTTCTCTGATAATTTTCATTTTTCCGAAGACTTTAGTAGAGATCTTTCCCCGGAAATTCTGGAAAGAACAGCAGAATTGAACAGATCAGTAGATGGTGTTAACTCTAAGCCAGAAATATTTTCAAGTCTCTTGAAAGAGAAACTTACTCCGGCTATTGAAGCTCAAAACGTAAATCTTTTCGAAGCATCCGCCGAGTTGTTTTTTAAAGATAGATACGAAGAGTTTGTTAAAAGTTTTCTTACTAATGCTGGAAAGAAGATAGCGAATAATAGATTATTAAAGAAGATTCCGAATCAAAGCTTAGATCATCTTGGTCCTGGAACTTCTGAATTCAATTCCAAAGAACAAACAGAAACCTTAATTTTAAACTTGATTAATTTTTCTGCAACTCCAACAGACGGACAAAAAAGATGTAAAGCTGATCCTCACTTGCTCGATTTAGAATTTATCAAATCAATCGTTAAAAGTGAATATGATAAAGATTGTGAAACAGAGAGCAATAATGATGGAGTTAGTCGCTCTAAAGGACCTATGAACTCATCAGGTTTTGTTGGCGTTGTACTTACCGTCGTCAGATTATATGTTATTGAATACGTTCTTCGTGGGTTGTTTGTATTTGATGAATATGGTTATAAAACAGAATTCGCCGAAGACCAATTGTTGATTGATTATGTCTCATTTAGGATAAAGAAGGATCTTGAGAGACAAGGTGAATTAGCTCAAGGTACAAGATATTACGACGCTTTCGAAAGAGAGGTTGTAGTTGCTTACAAAAAACTTCTTAAAAATGAAGATTTCGGAATTGAAGAAGAAGAACTTCCTCTTGCTGGTCCTGATGGCGTCCCCGCCGAACTTAAGATTCTCGTGAGAGAACAATTGAAATCTGTTCTTGAGAAGATTGGAGAGATCGTAGGAGTGAATTCTGATTCACTTGAAGATAATCTTATTAAAGACTTGTTGTCGAATGTTCCAAATCTAGATACTTTTTCTTTATTTGGAAATGGCACAGTAGAAAATTCTGATTATACCTCTTTAGATTCAAGAATGTCTTCTTTATTCCAACCAGAAAGAAAAGAAAGTATTCCTTTTCCACCAGTTCCGCCCCAAGTAGCTGCTATAACCGATTCTGAAGGAAAATACGCTATTGAACGTTATATTCGTGTTCCTTTGTCCTCGAACGAAAGTTTAAGAACAGAACAGCAACGAACTGGACTCAAAGACGTAGTAAACTTTAAAAACTTTGAAGAATTCTTAAGTAACAATGAACAATTCAATAATAAAAGAATGGAAGAACTTTTTGAGGAGCCTTTTAAATATGGTTATAGATTAGTGTTTATTTCACCAGTTTCTGCTGAAGCAGCCACTGTTCCTGAGATAAACAATAGCCAAAAAAGTTTTAAATTAAACGGACCAATCAGGATGAACTTGAGAGATTCTGTTTTAAAATCAGAAAAAGCATTTCATGTTCTAGAGAAAGAAAAAACAAACTCAGATGAACCAGTAGGAAAGTTGAATGAGTTCTTGTCTAATTTTGGTCTTGATATCGATGTAGGCTCCACTGTTCCTTCACCAATTGGTGAACCATTAATACCTGAACTTCCAGTCTACAAACAATTTAATACAGTTCCTATTGCTCAAGTAGAAATTTCTATAGATAACTTTTCGAATATTCAAGCAGCACGAGGTAATATTTTAAATGTTTTTAAATCTGATTATGAGTCACGTTTGTTGGAAGAGTTATCTAATTCTGTCGATGTTCGTACTCTATTTGAATATTGTTTTTTCTCAAAAAGACTTATCACTTTCATGTTAATTCAAAGCTCTATGGTTTTGAATAGTGAAGATATGAAATTTTTATTTGAAGGAACAAAAATTGAGCTTAAAAAACTGTTTGATATCTTGAGAAATATGGGAGACTATACTAGCAAGAGTGATGAACAATTCTTAGATGGTGTTCCTGGTAATGCTGGAGCATATAAAGCAGAATTCGACCAAATTGGTAGCCCATCAGGTCCAAAGAGTCCAGATGCATTTTATTTATCATCTATTACTCCAATTTTGATTCTTCGCGGACTCGCTGAACTGATAGACCCAAATATAGCTATAACAGCAAAGATTGTGGCTGCCGGTAACGCTGGTTATTTATTGCCAAAGTTTGTGCGTTTGCCAAATGGAAAGATTAAACTTTCTGGAACTGAAGATAATCCAGGTCCACCAGTAATCCAATTTACTCCTGTTGGAATTATAAACCCCAATACAGGATTCGAGTGTATCGTAAGAGCGTCTGATGACCTCCCTTCTTGGGCAGATGAAGAAACTTTGGTAGAATGGAAATCTCCTATTCTTCCTAGTTTTCCAGGACTCCCAGAGTTAACTTTGCCCCCACCAGGTGGACTTTTAACTATCCCGCGTGGTCCAAATCGTGAGATCTTTGGTTTAGACCGTAGTTTTAACACAGAAAATCCTAATTCTGTTGTTTTGAGTGTACCAGAATTCCCAGGAGAGTCTATAAACCTTCCTTATGGTTTAGTATCTTTGGCTTTATTGCCAATGCAGTTGTTTTTCCCGCTTATAGGAAACTTTGCTGGTCCTCCATATAACATTAATATACCACTGGGAATTGAGTTCTTAAAACTCGAACCATTGATTTATCAATTACCAAATTACAAATTTTCTGTTGAAGACACCGATGTGGCAACAGAACTTTTGGCTTCAGAAGGAATTGATTTGGGAGCAGCCAAAAGAATTAAATGTAAAGATAACACTGAGGCAACCTCAGCACCATCAGATATTACAGAGTCTGATCCAACAAACCCTAATTTGCCAAAAACTAGCGATAGTTGTTAAGCATGATAATTACTTAGGAGGGAAATCATGGCTTCATTTACACCAAAGCTTCCATTGAGTTTCGGAGATTCGCCTGACTATCAAAACATAGTTGCGATTAAAGAATTGGTAAAACAAAATTTAAAGAACTTATGCTTAACTATCCCAGGAGAAAGGTTGATGGATAGCGATTTCGGCGTAGGTCTGAAAACTTTCTTATTTGAACAAAACTTGGAAACTACATATGGTGACATATCAGCTAAAATAGAAGAACAAGTAAATATCTACATGCCATTTGTTGAAGTTGATGATATTATAGTTATCCCAGATGAAGATAATGAAAATCTAATACGCGTACAGGTGCAATATTATGTTACTCCAACATCTCAAAGTGATATCCTAAAATTATCAATAAATAGATAACTACTTATAAGGTGAAAAATGTATTGGTCTGACCAATAAAATCAAGGAGTCTTTACTATGCCTAAAAAAAACGTGCCAATCTCTTATTTTTCCAGAGATTTTGAATCAATCAAAAAGTCTTTAGTTGAACATGCGAAAAGATATTATTCTGATTCATTTACAGACTTTAACGAGGCTGGATTTGGTTCGCTTTTTCTAGATACTGCTGCATATACTGGGGATATTCTCTCCTTTTACTTAGATTATCAGGCAAATGAATCTTTTTTAGAAACAGCAAACGAGTATGATAATGTTTTGCGTCATGCTAAGCCATTGGGTTACAGATTACAAGAAAACCCTTCATCACATGGAGTTTTGACTTTTTTTGTTCTTGTGCAAGCAAATGAAGTGGGTCTTGGTCCAGACTCTCGATACATTCCTATTTTAAAAAAGAACAGTATATTTTCTGCCAAAAATGGTAATAACTTTACTTTAGTAGAAGATGTGTTTTTTGGCGACCCGGATAATGAAATTGTAGTTGCTAGAGTCGACGACATTACTGGTCTGCCAACTTCTTATGCGATTCGCGCTTTTGGAAGAGCGGTCTCTGGACGTTTGGAAGAAACCTTCATTACTGTTGGAGATTTTGAAAGATTTCTTACTGTTTCTCTTGATATAGGAAATGTTGCAGAAATTATCTTAGTTGAAGATGCAGAAGGTCACGAGTATTATGAAGTTGATTTTTTATCGCAGGATGTAGTTTACAAATCAGTACTAAATCGTTCGTCAGACTCGCAAAACGCCCCTGACTTGTTAAAACCTTTTACGGTCCCCCGTCGCTTTATTGTTGATAGAAAAGAAGGAAAAGTATTTCTTCAATTTGGTTCTGGCAACGATGATTCGGATAGAACTTCAGAAAGAATTGTTGATCCTTCTCGTGTAATTTTAGATGTACATGGTCGGACAAGTATACCAGATACTTCTTTCGATCCTACTAATTTAATTAAAACAGATAAGTTTGGAATCTCTCCAGCTAATACAACTTTAAGAGTTGTTGTTCGAGCGAATACCGTTGATAACGTAAATGCATCCTCTGATTCTGTTGTCGAAACAGTAAATGCTAATTTTGATTTTAATGATTTACCCACTTTAGATAGAGGATTGGTAAACTCAGTAAAAGCTTCGATTGAAGTGACTAATGAAGAGCCACTTATAGGAGATGTTACTCTCCCCGACGCCCAAGAATTAAAACTTCGTGTATACAACTCTTTTGCTTCTCAAAATAGAGCAGTAACTTTGCAAGATTATATAGCTTTGGTATATAATATGCCATCTGAATTTGGTTCTGTCAAAAGAGTAAATGTTGTTAGAGATCCAGATTCTTTTAAAAGAAACTTGAATCTTTATACGATTTCCGAAAATCAGAATGGAACATTGACTCCGACTTCCACTACTATAAAACAAAATTTGAAAGTTTGGCTAAATAAAAACAGAATGATTAACGATACAATTGATATTCTAGATGCTAAAATAGTAAATTTAGGAATCAGTTACTCAGTAGTTGGTGATCTGGAAAGAGATAAATATGATATTTTAGCAGATGCGAACTTTGCTGTGTCTAATCTTTTTAATAGTGTAAAAGATATTGGAGAGTCTCTATTTATCACGGATGTTTATGACACTTTAAAGAGAGTTTCTGGTGTAGTCGACGTTATAAGAGTGAAAGTGTCTCAAAAAGTGGGAGGGGTTTACTCAGATATACGTTTTAATATAAACGAGCAAACATCAGCCGATGGACGTTATATTGTAGCTCCTGCTAATGTAATTTTTGAAGTTAAATATCCGATTGATGATATTAAAGGAGAAGTTAAGTAATGGGAATAAAACGTTACGTCGCCACAAAAGACTCAACAATTACGGATGCCTATAAAGACAATCTTACTGACCGAGCCACTAATTCTAATATGGGCGCCAGCGATATCTTAGAAGTTTTTTCTATCTTTGGACAAGCAACTTCGACGGCTGTTGTAACTGGAACTGATCTCTATACGCTAGAAAACATTTTTACTTCAAGCGTTTCTCAGGCTAGTGATGCGTTTGGACAAGGTCTTAGTAGATATGAAGATATTATGGCAATTGGATCACCCGCATGGTCAGGGTCTTACACCGCCGAGGGCAAAGTAACTGTATTTAGAAGCTCAAGTATTGGTTGGTCTGAAGAGGCAACTTTGTTAAGTTCTAATCCTGAAGTTTCATCGAATTTTGGTTTGGCGGTGGAAGCCTATGAAAATTTTATTTTAATTGCGAAACCACACTTTTCAAATACTACAGATCCATCAGGAAGTGTTGAACTATTTCATAGCAATAGTTCAGGTTGGACGAGTGTTCAAATTTTTAGCGGTTCAAATTTATTTTCTGGGGCTTCTCAGTTTGGTTATAAAATGGACCTGGACTATCGAAATAATAAATTAATTGTTTCAGCTTATTTATCTTCTAAAGCTTTCATTTTTTCAAGCGGAAGTTCTGGTTGGGTTGAAGAAACCGTTTTAACTGGTCCAGCAGCACAAGCCTTCGGTAATGATGTGGCTATAGAAGAAGATTATGCTGTCGTTGGTTCTTCCTACCGTTTTGATGTTAGTTCTATTACTGGATCGGCTTATATTTTTAAAAGTGGTAGCTCTGGTTGGGTTGAAGAAGCTATCTTGACATCGTCCGAATCAGCATTAGATGATTATTTCGGGTTTGGAGCAATTTCAATTTCATCTAACAAAGTTCTTGTTGGCGCCCAGCTCGGTGACGGCTTTAATGGGTCTGCTTATCTGTTTCAAAGCAGTAGTTCAGGTTGGTCTGAAAGCCAAGTTTTCAAAGATCCGCTCGCGACATTCGCCGAGGTTTTTGGGGTTTCTGTTAGAATAACGGGTTCTTTTGCAGTGATTGGTCGCGCTGGTGGCGGAACCAATACACCTGGATTCAGAATCTATGAAGCAGAAACCGGAGATTATATTGAAACTCAGTTTATAACTTCTTCTGTATTATCTTATTCTAGTCTCATAGATGTTTACAGGGATAGTATCTTAGTAGCAACTGCTGATTCTACAAACGGAAGATTTATGGAGTTGTATTCTTATGACCCAATTGTATCAAGTTTCGCTGATGCCATTGAATCTTCAAGACTCTTAGTGGAATTCCCAGTCACAGATATAATAAACGATAGAGCAGCAGGAAATTTACCTGCAAGTGGAAGTGTTAGTTTTTACCTTAACCTAAGTAATGCTCCTCACGGAGAGAACACACCTAAAGACTTTGATCTTGTGGTTGCGCCAATCTCTCAATCTTGGACAGAAGGTTTCGGACAAGATATGGAGTCTTACGAAGATTTAGGTCCAGTTAACTGGAATACTGCTTCAACAGGAAACGTCTGGAATAATTCAGGAGGTGATTATTTGTCTTCTCCAGTTTACACTTCTAGTTTTTCTATTGGTGATGAAGATTTGAATGTCGATATTACAGAGTTGGTCGAATCGTGGATTAGTGGTACAGTTTCGAATAATGGTTTAGGAGTCAGACTTGCTCCGACTTATGAGAACAGCACAACAACTTCTTTCTTTACTAAAAGATTCTTTGGCAGGAGAACAGAACACTTCTTTAAAACTCCATGGATTGAAGCCCGCTACAACAATGCAATTAAAGACAATCGAAATAGTTTCTATGCAAGCAGTTCTTTAGTCCCAGCATCAGAAAATCTAATGACGCTGTTTTTATACAATAAAACTAGAAAAGGTCTTAAAAACATTCCATCTATCGGAACAGGACCAATTTATATGAGTTTGTTCTCAGGAACTCTTGGACCCAGTGGAGCCGAACTTCTTCTCCATACAGGAGAATTAGCTATTACAGGCGGCGCCACTGATACTGGAATTTATACTGCTTCAGTCGCAATAGACACTCAATTTACTCAAGTGTGGGATGTTTGGCATAATAATCTTACTGGAAGTTCTAGGATCGAATACTTTACGGGAAGTGTGATTATTGCTTCTCAATATGCGGCATCTGATGATTTTGAAATTAGTGATTATGTTTTAAACATTACGAATTTAAAGCCGGAATACTCAAAATCAGAAGAAGCAAGATTCAGATTATTTACAAGATTGAAAGATTGGAACCCTACGATATATACTATTTCAATAGCAAACATAGAAAATGAAATTATCGAAGAGGCTTATTACAGAATTTTTAGGGTTATTGACGATTTTGATGTTGTTCCTTATAACACCGGTAGTGATAATGCTACACTCTTAAGTTATGATAAAGTAGGAAATTATTTAGATTTTGATATGTCTATTTTAGAATCAGATTATCAATATGGAATTCAATTTACTTTTAAATTGGAAGATAAGTACTACGAACAACCAGAAACTTTTCACTTTCGGGTTAGATAGGGAACAACAATGCTTAAAAATCTATTTGGCAAAAAGTCTCAAAAATTATTAGTTACCGCAACGACCAATAGGGACTTGAAAAACGAAACAGAATCAGAAGATTTTGTTAAAGCGAATATCATTGATAAGGAACGCTTTGTTCCTACTGTTGATTTTTCAGATCCAAATAATTTTGCTAGATTTGCTTCCGCTTCTAAATATTATGTCGATGCAATCAATATGATCCAACGGTCATATCCCTACGATGGTTCTTTAGCTGAAAAGTTGAACTTTCACAATGACTCAGTTGATTTTCATAACTATCTTTTTGAAAATGAATATCCCCGTACTAATGGATACATTAAGATCGGCGAGAGTTACGGAAGTGTCACTACTGCTTCTCATGGTTACGATACTCCTTCTGCTTTAGAATACATTTCTTTTAAAGGTGGTCCAAACGCAGCGGTCAGTGCTTCGTCTAAAACTTTAAAAACTCTCTTCAAAGAAGCAAATATTTACGATGTTGAAGACGATAGAACCTCAAATCTAGAAATGAATGCTAGCGGTGGCACCTCAGTAGAGTTTTGGCTCAAAAAAACAAACTTCTCAGGTTCTCAGAAACAAGTTGTTTTTGATCTTTGGAATAGCAGTTCTTTTGGCACTGATGAATACGGTCGTTTTCGAATCGAGGTGTCAGGAAATCAATTTTTTGTAGAATATAGTTCTGGTTCGGCAGGAGTATTTAATACTCCTTTAGGACAAAATTTAAATATTACTGGATCAGATTGGAAACATTATGGCTTCTCTATTGAAAACACAGGAAGTTCTCTTTCTATGCGTTTTTATGTTACAGGAACTCTTAATGACTCTTCGATAACTGGTTCTTCAACAGGTTTAGTTGCTGGTCCGATGCTTGGGTTTATAGGTGCGTTGCAAACGCCAGTCTCTGGTACTTCTGGTTCCCTAGGAGATGCTAAATTATCCGGTTCTCTTGATGAATTTAGATATTGGAGAACTAAAAGAACAGACAAAAAGATAAAAAGATATTGGTTTCGACAAGTTGGTGGTGGAACAAACACCGATGAAGCAAATACCGATTTGGGAATTTATTACAAATTCAATGAAGGAATCGTTGTAACTGGAGCTATCTTTCAGGCAGATAAAACGGTGTTAGATTATAGTGGTCGTGTATCAAATGGTACGTGGGTTGGCTACACTGCAACTTCAAGAGATACTGGTTCTGCTATGGTAGAGTCAGGCGCTTCCGCATTTGAATTTAAAGATCCAATTCTTAATTCAAGCCACCCAAGGCTTATTTCTTTACGAAACGCTAAGATTCTAACTGGTAGTCTTCACGATCAGGAAAACAGTTCTTACGTCTTTAACTCATTTCCTTCATGGATAACCGAGGAAGACGAAGTCTCTGGTGAACCTCTTAAAGACCTGGTTCAAATCACTGGTGAATTTTTCGATGACATGTATTTGAAAATTGAAGCCTTGCCTTCAATTAAAGACGCGGTTTATCGTTCTGGCAAACCACTTCCTTTTGCTTCTAGACTGTTAGAATCCTTTGGTTTTACAGCTCCAGAAATCTTTACAAAATCATCTATCTTTGAAGAAATTCTTTCAACTGATAACGAAAGAGAATTCGAAGAAAAACTTCATAATGTTAAAAACCAAATTTATCAAAATATTTATAACAATTTGATTTATATCTATCGTTCTAAGGGAACTGAAAAGTCAATTAGAAATTTAATTAGATGTTTTGGTGTCGACGATGAATTGATCAAAATTAACATGTATGCTGCTGACGGAGTAGACTATAAACTGGAAGATAGCTACCGTTACACAAGCGTTAAGAAAAATTATGTGGACTTTAATGATACTGATAGATTCGATTCTAATGTGTATCAAATGACTGCCAGCGGCAATTCTAATAGTCTTTCATACATTTCAGGAAATGTTGCTTCTGGTCTTGTAGGAACTACATTTGAATGTGAAACTATATTCCCGAAGAAGTTCGAAAAATCTAGTGAATTATTCTTTAGAACAGATTTTGTTTCTTGCTCATTGTTTGGAATGCATGAAGCCGACACGTCTTCGGGCTCCAACACTACGTTCTTTGGTTCTGACAGAGCTGAATTGAGTGTCTTTGCGATTCGTCCTGAAGAAGAATCAAAAGATGCCTATTTTATGTTAACTTCTTCTTACCTCGGTTTAGAGTTGACTAGCAGTACTTACAGAGATGTGTACGATAATGAGAAATGGAATTTTGGTGTACGTTTCCACCACGAAAAATATCCTTTATCTGATGGAGTGACAGGAAGTTCTACCGGCAATTATAATATTGAATTTTTCGGTGTTAACGCAGTTTTAGATGTTTTGCAGAATGAGTTTCTCTTAACTTCTAGTGTGACTGCTTCTTTAGCCGAAGGACATTTTACAGCTGCAAAGAGAATTTACGTCGGCGCACACAGAAATAACATGACAGGTTCGGTCTTGACTGGATTAGGCACAAATAACGAACATTTTTCAGATGCAAAGATTTCAGGTGTAAGATATTGGCTTACTAACGTTAGTGATGTTATTCTTCGCGAACACGCTAAAGATCCAACTAACTTTGGTCCTGAACACCCTTATAGAAATATTGATGCTTACTTAACTTCTGAGTTGAATGGAATATTGGTTCCTCAAATTGAGACACTTGCACTTCATTGGGACTTTGACACAGTAACAGGGTCGGACAATGGAAGTGGCATTGGTCCTTCAAACACTTCTGACGCCAAATTTTTGGTAGAAGACTCATCTTCTGGATCAGTAGATTTACAAACACGATGGAGTTTTATTGGAAATATTTCCAAAGCTCAACACCCTGGTCGCGGAGACTTCTTTTTGAGAAATAACAATCAAGTCGTTCAGCGAGAATACGTTTTTGCTGCTAGAAAAAGATTGCCTGAAACTCTCAATAGCGATGATCTGATTGAAATTCGAAGTCAAGATGACGAAAATTTCACAAGAGATAAGCGTCCAGTAAACCATTATTTTGCTATTGAAAAAAGCATGTATCAGACTTTGTCTGAAGAAATGATTAAGTTTTTTGGTACTATCACTGACTTTAACAACTTGATTGGAGACCCGATTAATCGTTATAGACAAAGATATAATGATTTGGACAAACTAAGAACTTTATTTTTTGAGAGAATTGAAAATACACCTGATTTAGAAAAGTATGTAGATTTTTATAAGTGGATTGACAATTCGATCACTCAAATGACTTTACAGCTCATTCCAGCGTCAGCTAATTTTTCAACTTCTTTAAGCACAGTAATTGAAAGTCATGTTCTGGAAAGAAATAAATATTGGAACAAATATCCTACTTTAGAATTGAAACAAGAGCCTCCTGAAGCTGCTGCGCAATCTATAGGAAAGCATAAATATAATTGGAAATTTGGTCATGCTCCTGTGGGACTACAGCAAAGTGATAATTGTTTGTGGTGGAGAGAAAGAGCGGAGAGAGACAATAAAACAGGTATAGATTTAAATTCTTTACGAGCAAATCTCTTAATAGCAACACTAAGCACTCTTAACAGAAGGTTCACGCAAGTGTATGATCTAAAAAGTAGCGTGACTGTGATAGATAAAGATCCGAAAAGTGTAGAAGTTGCGAAACAAGTAACAAGTTTCGGATCGGGTGGATACTTAGTAGTTGAGGCTACCGATTTCGAGACGCCAAACTGTGACGATGACTCCTAGGTAAAATATGTCAGAAATTTTTAAAACAAAGAAAAAACTTCCTTTTAGTATTGTTAGTTCATCTGTAAAAACAGGTTATAACTCTGAGATTTCTTCTAGTTTTAGACCGAATATTGATATTGCTAACCTGCATGGCGATAATTATTCTTCTTATGAAGACGCTCCAGCTCAAGGACCTTTTACAGAGGCACACGTAGGAGGCAATAAACATCGTCATGCTCCTCTAAACGCCGGTGACGATGACGCTTCAAACCGCGCAGAAGCGTTTTTAATAAACCTTGATACTCCTGGTGAGCTGAGAGTTTATGGTCCAGAAACAGTAGACACAGCTTACCCAAGAGCTTCAATGCTACGAGGAAACGCAGCAAAGAGCCCTCTAAACCTTTCGAACATACAGAGTACTACAGGTTCTGCATTATTAGGAAATTACAAAAATGAATATGAAGTTCTACAGACTTCTGGTAGAACAGTCAATAATAGATTCATAAAGAACGACGGAGAAATCGCCGTTCTCAATCCGATCACATTTTTTGTAACTGGTGCTGCTGAATATACGCTTCCAAGTCGCGAAAACACTGAGACAAACAAGTTTATTTTTGTTGAAAGATTTAATGCACCAGGAGGATTTGATGTTTCTTCTCGCGGCATGCTCGATAGAGCAGCTGAAGAGATGGCATCAAACAATGCCCTCCCTTTCAGAAATTTAAAAGTACGTCTTTCTCTTAGAAATTCTTTATCTGAACACACTGTTCCAGCAACAGGATTGTCAGGTTCCTTACATAAAGTAAATAGAAATACTCTTAGGCGCCCGAGCAAAAGCGACGATGGAACTTTTACTCCCTTGTACGACAATGGATATGTCAATCACCCAATTCCACAATCTGATTTACAATATAGTTGGATAACTTCTTCAGCTATTACGACTATGAACGAACTGTTAGGTTATCAACATAGTGGTTCACATTTAAATAAAGCTGGTGCCTTCACCGACATAAGTTTTTCTGTTTCTGGCTCAGTCATTGATGATGATACTCTCACTGATCATTTGAATATAAGAGGATTCAACAAGAATTTTCATTATATTAATAAATTTGATAAAACTTTAGAAAAAGACCGTTCTTTTTTTGTGTTTGATGGTCAGACTCAAACTTTTCCTGGGGCAGGTCAGCATACCAACGCTATAGATTTGGGGAACACTTCGTTGTGGAACCACTCTATTGGAACTTTAGGAAGTAAGAAATTTACTCTCTCTATCTGGTTTAACTTAACGTCTTTCTCAGGTTCGGTAACTACTCCAAGATTGTTTGATTTTTCCAATGAAATGTATCTTGCTTTGGAAAGTGGTTCAAATAACAGAATTGATGTTGCGTTCATGCAAGACACAACTGGGGTTCATGTTTCTTATTTTACTAATAGTGGTTCTGCTCCAAATATCGATTTTGGAACTTGGCATCATGCTGTTTTGACATTCGATGGAACTCAAATAACCTCTTCAACTCCTCCTATACTCTACCTTGATGGAGCTAAAGTTCTATTACAAAATGATGATTCTCCGACTGGAGATATGAGTAGCTTTGCTTCTTTCGCTAATTGTTTTGTCGGAAATAGAAGAAGCGTAAGTTCAGCGGACCTCCCTTTTAGCGGTTCATTATCGGAAATTAGTATCTGGAATGATGTTCTCACTGAAGAAGAGCAAGGTTTACTTTATTTAGCAACTAAGCCACCGAATAATATTGGTGCACCACTTAATTATCGCGAACACAAGATCGATCAACAATACCCTTCGATGAGACGCAAATTGGTTTCTTGGTGGTCAGGTTCTGGTCGTCACCAAAGAAACAATGTTATTAGCGCTAACGGCGGCGGAAGTCCTAAGACTGGTATTTTTATTGAAGATGTCGCTCGAATTAACAATTACCACGCCGCAATGGGCTCCGGTGTAACAAAACAAAAGGTTGGTATAACTTCACTATCTTTTAATAATGGTCCATATCAACATCCAATTTGGAAACAAATTCGTACTGGAGAAACACCAGTCGCTAGATTTCTAAGACACGCTAATATTATCACAGTGCAAGATGAACCAATTTTGAAAGAAATCGTTTCAAACGGTAAACGAAGAGTTATAAAACCTAAGCGCTCTTCTACTTCTACTAGTTTTGTTGAGCCACCGGTTTCTTCAAAATATAAACCAATTAAGCACAATTTGATGTTAAAGGGTACAGTAAATCCATTACTTGGACACGAAATAACTCATACTTATGCAAACAATTTATCAATGTTTGCTAACAAGTCACTTAATCAACGTTTGAAAATTGATCGTTTAGATAAACAGATGTACGATCGTTTAGTTGAGTTTTATTTAGATTCTGATCTACCAGAGGAAGATAACCCAATTGCAAGATTTTTAAACCTTATTTATAAGGAAACTATCTTTCCTAAAGAAGAAAATACCTTTCTAGGTAAAACAAGAAGTCGACAAAAATACATTCTTGATCTTTCTGGGTTTTCATCAGAAGGTTATGATAAAACGTTTGGTTCACAGAGAGTTTTCTGGAGAGATCATTTTTCAGATAGACAAAGAACTGTCAATAAAGCGATTAATAGTCAAGGATTTATAATTTCTTCCTCATTAGGTGGAACTTCTGCGTATCCTATTGATCTCCACTCGGCTTATCTCACTTCTTCAGCTCTGGCATCTTCTTCAGTCCAAATAAACACTGGAATCGCCTTAACCTCTCAAGAAGTAATTAAAGTATGGAATTCACCATCAGGATCTGGTGAATTGAATGCTTATGCCTTTTTAGAAAACAATAGAGAGGCATTTGTTTCTTCTATCCCAGCCATGTTCTATTCCGATACTTTAGTTGATTTAGATTTTCTTTCTAATTTTCATCATTACACACAAAGTTTTGGTTCTTTGATGAATACCACAGGGACTTTTCCTTTAACGCCACCGCGCGCCAAATACTTATGTTGGCTCGGCGGATACACAAAAGAATTTACTGATGAACCAGCATTTTTTGATAGTTTCAACAGTCATACTAAAGACAGTGGGATTATAAACAGAGTAAATGAGCAAGCCGGGAAAAATTCATGGTTCGATTCTTATGAAGATTACTCACAAGACATTCGTTTGATGGGACAAGATATGTCTTTGATTCCTGAATTCCGTATGTCAGAACATATGGAGTTTTATGTTGAAACGAACGGAGGAAACTTCAGAAAAAAGAACAATAAATTCCTTTCTATCGACGGAGGAAAAGTGCGAAATAGCGCTTTGACTGAAAATACAGAATTGGATTTGAACTTCTCAAATGATTATGTTGTTTCGGATAAGATTAGATTTATCGATGGAATCAAAGAAGAACATGGAAATATAGCTAAAGTAGCGAACATTTCACTTAAATGTAAAGGCATCAAAAAACTACTTCCTTATAACGGATTTTATCCTATTACTAGAACTTTGCAACTTGCAAACTTATTCTCTCAATCATATGGTTCTTCTTTTGTTGGAGGTTATGACAAACTAGAGGTATCATCAAGTGCCGCCGTTAATTTTTTATTCGTTGACACAAATGAATTTATTGAAAATGAAAATAGTAGAATGAAAGCAGCTCTTGCTCCGTTCTTTGCTCCTGGAATTATGTACAATACTATTAAGTCGGGTATTGCTGTAGACTTTCCTGTCTATACAGGATCGCTCTCGACCCCGACAGGTGCATTTCAAGTTTACACTTTTCCTCGTAAATACGAATGGGGAATAGTTCCGAATTATAGATTTCCTTTTGAAGCGATTATTACTCCTAGTGCTTATTTGCCAAGATCTTCTTCAACTGACAGCAGTAAAGTGCAATATCAAAAAGCGGATTTCTTTTTTCATACGGGTAATGTTGTTAGTCGAGAGTTCTTCAAATGGACCGGCATCATAAATCCTTTATATGATTTAGCCTCATCTAACTTTTTCGCCGAAACAGTGAAATTCTTCTTAAAAGATGAGAAGCTAACAACATTTAGCTCAGCAAAAGAAACTGAATGGGGTCAAACTATTTTCAATAGTTCTAAAACCTATTATATGGATGTGGTGATTGAAAAAACATCAGATTTAGTAATGATGGAAGCATATAATACTTCTTCTCATTATACTGTAAATCCTGAACCACAATTTGGAACGTTTGAAGGTCTTGGTACAAAGAATGGTAGATATTTTGGATTTCCGATGTCAACTCAAGGGAATCCTTCTGTTGCTGAGGCTTATGATGATCCTTGTTATGCTGCTTATACACCACCTTATTTCGAAGGCGCTTCATTTGCGAGAATTTCCTTTTCTCCTACTAGTACTAGAGCTTTTTCGCTAGAAGAGATTTTTGCAAGTTCATCGATATCATATACCCAAGGAGGTTTTGAGAATATGTCTCAAACTTCAACAGCGTATTCTTCTTCAATGCGTGTTTCTTCATCGGTCAATATTTTTGGGGTGTCAAATATTCCAAAGGTGACATACGATGAACAAGGAAATATAATTCAGATTGTGGAAGACCAAAACAAGAGATGGGTTATTTCTTCTAGAACGGAAACACCAGTATTAGATTTTTCTTCACAACCATTTGAACAAGATTTACTTTATTCTGCATCGGCTGGTGACGCCCGTCTTGCAGCCACCGGTTCACATGACAATCAGGCTCATGACCCAAATCAGAGTGGATATGGTCGAGGAATGTGGAGTGGTTACGGCACCACGCCCGCTGGAAGCAAAGGAATTTTCCTTAGACTGAGAGAGAGTTTTCCCGAACAAAGTGAAAACCCTTCTTCGACAACAGCTTCATTATTGCAAGTTATGAAATTTAGCGAAAACTCTTCACTTGAACAAAAGATTGGTGAATTGGCTGACGTAAAAGAAATTTCGGAAGCGATCATCGCAATTCCATATGTTAAAACTCCTACTAAGAATACTGTCGAGATCCTTGGCAAAAACTTTATTAAAATTGATCGTAACATATTCGATTCTCAAAGAGAGAGAATTAAAAAAGGGCAGACCGCTGTTGGAATAGGAGTTCTTTCTAGTAAAGAGGACATCGCCGAAACTTCGATTTCTAAAATGATTTCAACCATGAATAAACATGTTATGCCGCCACATTATGACTTCTTACAATTTAATGATATTGAACCATTTGTGGCTTACACTTTTGAATTTAGGCATAATTTAGACAAGCAGGATTTGGCAGATATCTGGCAAGGGGTGATGCCTAAGATAGCTATTGTTCCAGAAAAAGATGAGATCGAATTTTCACATCCATCTAACAAATTTGAGTTTTTTCACGGAGAAGAAATGCCGGATGGTTTACGTTGGATGGTATTTAAGGTTAAGAAGAAGTCTGAAAAGAATTACTTTGCAGTAACAGCAGATTCTTCTGATGATTCTAGATACAGTTTTGACTTCGAAGTTGGTAGAAAAGCTCCTGAATATAGCTACAATTGGCCATATGATTATTTTTCTCTTGTAGAACTGGCTAATTTAGAAGTTGAAATTGAATATGAAAACAACAATGAAATTGAAAAAATCAGACAAGGAAATATAAGAGGACTGGATACTCAGCGCCCCGCTTCCAGTCAACGTGGTTCCTCAAATAAAGGCAAGAAAGTATAATGACTTTTCTTAATAAAAAAGAACAGGTTTTAGATATTGAACTCACTCAGCACGGCAAACGCTTATTGTCTCGTGGTAAGCTGAAGCCAGTCTACTATGCTTTTTTTGATGACAATGTCATTTACGATTCTAAATATGGTGGATTCGAAGAAAATAGAAACGACGCCGGACAAAGAATCAAAGACGACACACCAACTACTGAAGTCCAATATGTTTTCAGTGGTATTGAAACTGATATTAAAAAAGCAGTAGCTCAAAAGAGGACTAATATAAGTGCAGGTCTTGACGAAGGTGTCTTGATCCAAGGTACACCAGAAAAGCACTATGCCATTTCAGCCCCAATGGGCAATTCTGGTCAAGGTGATATTTTTTCTCCTTCTTGGGGGGTAAGTGTTTTTCAAGGAGAAATCAGTGGAACAATCGAAGTTGTAACTGGTTCCCAACCGAACACTAAGATTCCTCAAATAAATTTAGAAAACGTAGTATTCAAAACCACTCCTATAACACCTATTAAAGATAGCCCCGAGGCTCAACAGAATCAACCCTTCGGCGATTTCGGTGACGCCGCCACCGCTACTGTGTCTGATTTAAACTTTGCCTCAAGTCGATTTGAGGACGGTTCTTTTATACAAATAGAAGAAGACTTTATACTTCTTGAAGTTTCTGAGGAAAACGTCGATAATTTAAGTAAGAATTTCGATATTGAAGTTTTTATTCAAGAGGTTGACGACATTACAGGGCAGGATGTTTTTATTCCTTTATACTTTGATGTTAAAAAACCCTTAGTTATAAACGATATACTTGTGGACCAAGACGACGACTTACCACTAGAAAACCGAGCATTAGATCCTACTTATGTTGATCACTTTTTTCATGTCTATGTAGATGACGAGATTAGTAAAGATGTTCTTTGCAGAAAAGTTCCTTTATCTGTTCTAGAAGCAAGTTTCCCGGCTGATTTCATAGATTGTGATAAATTTATTGAACCACGTTTAGTTAATAACACTTTAGTAATTGATGCTGGTGGATTGTACGATAGTGATGTAACTGAAGCTGATATTGATCCAGATTGTGATTAGGGAAGGAAAGTTTAGATGGTAACAGTAAATCAAGAAGATCTATTGGGGGAACTTATTCCTGATGTTTATATTAGGAAGATTACTCTTGAAACATCAGGAACTCCAAATACCGATTCCAATCCGCACATTGATCATAAGAGGGAATCTCTTCCTTCAAAAATGCAAAAAGATTCAGATTCACTGATTGTAACGTTAGAACTTTTGATGAAAGAGAAGTTAGACAATGATCTCATCGGAACCTGGTTTGCCAATCAGGATTTGAACAAATATTTAGAAATAAAAGTATTCCAAAGCACAGATCCTAAAGTTACAGCAATTTTATCAGCTGGAACTGACCTGTTGGAACTCGTTGAACCAAATAAGCACGTTCCAGTTACAGACTTGAAGGTTAAATTAGCAGCTACTGTTTTTGAAGTTAGTAATTTTGAAAATGTTTTCGAAAGACTGAACAACGAAACAGTTTTTAAAAAATTCAAAGCAAGTAAAGCTGGTACTGGTGTTGAGCCGAAAATTAGCCAATATAAACAAATCGTTGACGATGAAGGAAATAGAGTTTTCAACATAACTTACCAACAAAGGTTTGAATTAAACGACTCAAACCCAGAACATTTAGCTTATTTTGCTGTTACTTCACTTGATTTAGAAAAACTTGCTAAAGAATTCGAGATAGATTTCGATTCCATCGGTCTTGAGTCGACTAACGGCAAGATTGCTTCTGATATCGTTATTGATGATTTTAAAGTAGTGAATAAGAGTTTCACATTTTTAGATCCGCAAGGCAAGATTTGGACAGGATCAGTTCACCAACGTGATGGGGTATTTCGTTCTAATAGCACTGAAACTTCAAACTCTTTTGATTTAGAACAAGTTTTTGTTTCAAATTCAAAAATACAAGACTTTAGAGATGTGAAAGAAATTGAACGTTTGACTTTAAATCTTGATAAGTTAGAACGTATTTTCGCCAAGAATAATCTTACTAAAGTTTTGTCGAACGATATCATTGGTCCAACTAATGAATCAAATTATTTTTCCAACATGTTGTTGTCTCGCGATAAGGACGGCGACGCTAAATTCTTTTTTTCTATCGATTTCAATAAGCTGATAGAAGAAAATGCTATTTTAGGAAATCTGTTTGCTTCTTCTAATATGAAAATGAAGAGAGAGATAATTAAAAATGCACACATTCGTTCTTTAAGAATACTGAGAAGAAGAATTGTAAAAAGTAAAGATGTAAATTCTCTTGGAACTCCTGATTTGGTTAGAGTTTTTGATAAAGAAGAACCTTTGGAGTTAATCGCAATTTCGAGTGAGAAAAGATGGAAGAGTTTTAACCCTTCTAAGTTAGAAATGGGTTCAATTAAAGAAATTGATTTGACAACTAGAACTAACTCTGAATTAGTTCGCCATTTCACAGGTATGGATTTGTCCATGTCAGAGGTGACTGATGGGTTGTATCAATACATCATTGAATTGGAAATAGACGACGCCACAGTTACTTTTTTGAAAGATAAAGTGAAAGAACTTTCATTAGCTAAAAACGTCTTATCTTTATATCTGGGAGAGGCAAGTCAACCTTCTATGTCAAAATATCTAGAAGAAGTAAGAAATCCTCATATTGTTCACCCTTCAGAGTTTTCTGGAACAAAGGGAACGATTGCAGGTGCATTTGATATTCCTTCAAACCGGTTCACACAAAACTTTATCAATGAGCAACGTAGAAAATATGCAGGTCGCATGACGTCGTCACCTTGGATCTCCTCAGTTGTCACCTACGTTAGTATTTTAGATTTATTGACTGACGCATTTGAAAGTGAATCTTCTCGTCAAAAATTCATAAATTCTTTATATTCATATGTTTCTCCAAATACTGGAAATCCAACAGGAATTTCCTCAGTAATAAAATTGATTGATAAATTGATTTCTTCTCTGTCTGGAATAGCGGGTGTTTCTAACGAAACAACTCCTCGCCCTTTTGATGGCACCACGAAGTCAACTCTACAGAGTCCCATTTTAAACCCAGGAAGAGGAAACAAGAGGACTTTTAAAGTTTCCAAAGCATTCAATGAAGTTTTTGATAGTAATATCGTAAAAGGAGCTGGACTGGATTATCTCTCTTCTGGAGAAGATGAGACTGAAAATGATGATGGTCTTCGTACAATTAAAAACGAGAATTATAAACTTAGAGTTGATTTAGAAACTCTCAAATATTATAAAGATCCAGAACCAAATATAGATTTGTCTTTCGGAGGTGAACAATTCACAGAAGGTGACAATATCAAAGCAACAAACTTTTCATTTTTGTCTCCTTCTAGAGTTGATTTTTCAAGAAAATCTTTCATCTTGTCTGAGGGCGGACGTAAAAACTCTTCTGTTAAAACGGCAAAAGATAAAAAACAAAGAGCCATTAAACACATCGATGATATAGAAGCAAGAAAGGAAGATGTTGCTACAGATATTCTCACCTCTATTTTACTTCAGTCATCGACTGGCTCTCCTATTGATTATAGTTCAAATGAAGTTAAAAGCGAAGTGAAACTAAATCAAAGAAAAATACGTCATAAATTCGAAAATTATATCTCAAAACAAGTCTCTACAACAATCAAAACTGCAAGAACAAAAACAGTTAAGGATGTAAACGATGACACAATTTCTTTGAAATCGATCCGCAAGGTTGAACCATTAGAAACAAAAAATACTTTAGAAGAAGAAAATGAAGATTTTTCTAAGAGTCAAGATGTAACAATGCAAGATGAAAGCTTTCCTTTGAATCAATTTTATATTGCGATTTCTAAACCGATGATTCAAAAATCAACACCTCTCTTAGATAAGCTTAGTTTAAGAGAACTCAGTGTTGTCTCAACTTCAGGTAGACCAGATGCTGTAAAAACTATACATGGTCTAAATAAAGTGATCACAGAGAATCAGTTAAAATCTCTACCTAATCAGTTAAAAGCTGTTTTCCTTCAAACCTCTACCCAGAATGTGCTTAGAGCCTCAAAGATGAATTCGATTAGTATTTCAAATTCTTCAGATAAGAGAAAATATTCCGCCTCCGCTATATTAGATTTTGAAATGCTTAGAAAAATAGAGTATTTTACTGGATATGGAAAGAATCAAGAAGAAGAGCTTTTGATAAAAGAGAGGAACTGGAAGCCACTTACTGATGAAGCAAATAACCTTCTTGTCGGCAACAATATACTATGTCGTTCAATTCCTTATGAAGAAACTTCACTTGGAATTATCCCTAATAAAGGATTATCTACTATTGTTTATGATGAGTATTTCATTCTTCAGCCTAAATTCAGAGAGATTTTTGAATCTTTTGGAGAAATAGAGATCAATGTAGCTGTTCCCAAAGAAACGTTTGAGTTAGGTGTTCAAGGAACTACGGTTGCAGCACCAGTATCAATTGTAAATGAAATTCTTGCAACTGATGAAAAGACAAATAGGTTTGAAGGAGAATTTACTTCGAACAACATAATGATTCAAACTTTATTTTCTGATGCAGCAGAAGAAGCATCCTCTAATATACGCGAAAGCTCTTCGGCAGTAGACGCATTGAGAAACAGAGCTGGAGACGGTTTTATAGAGGCATTAGGACTTTCAGAAGACCAAGCTCTTATAATGTTAAATTCTATTCCTTCTAACCTATCTACGGAGACGGAAGTTGTTCAATTTATAGGACAAACATTAGAAGAAGCAAATCTTGTTGATAGTGAAAACGCTTTAAACCTAAACGTCGATACGGTAGATTCAAGAACTATAAGAACATCAATTTCAGATTTGATCAAAAAGAGTAGAAGATAATGGCATTTAAGATTACAAAAGATATAATTGATACGGTTTTGAAGAAAGATTCTAAAGAAGAAAAGAGAAATATCAATAACCCGAAAAAGAAAAACTTAAATCCTCCTGTGAAGATTAATAGTAAGAAATCTGTTAAAAAAATAGTCCCTGTCTTTGCTGTTGGAAATTTGATTCCTTTAAATCAGGAATTTAAAGCCTTATTGCAAACGGCAGAAGCGATTCCAGAAGATAAATCTGTCCCTAAAGAACCAAAGAAAGAAGATACTGTTCCCAGTACGGAAGTTTTATCAACTGGTAAGAGGCACTTTTCGATAGATAGCAATGCTTTTGGTTCTAGAACAAAAGATTTTTTAGCTTCTCCCATTGAAGAAAAGAAATCTTTTTCAACGGATTCTGTTCGCGGAAATTCTGCCAAATATTGGTCAATTGATTCTAAAGATAAGAATTTCGTCTTTGTAGAAGATGAGCTTGGCTCCTCATCGCGAAGTACAACACCATATGAACTGGATTTTTATACTCCCTATAATTCAAAAGAAGATAGCGATTTTGGTCGTACAGAACAATGGGTTTCTATGAAAAGTAATATGAAACTTTTCGAGAATTCAAATAAGAAATTTTCTAAAGATTTTTGGAATTCGTATATCGCAGGAGGGGAATATAAGGGTACCTCTAAAAGAAGTAAGGGAGAACCTATTTTCTATGATCCTGTCGTTAAAATGAATCAAATATTCTCTGATCATTCTTATGAAATGCCTCTTCCATTTACTAATAAAGAGATTGAAGATTTTCAAGTTCCAAGAGGTTCTCTAGTTTCTAAAATTGATCATGAATACAATTTTTATATTGAGGAATATGAAAATACAATTTCTAGAAAGAAAGAGGTATTAGATAATACGTTACCAAATATGTATGTCTTTATGTCTGAACTTAAAAATGAAAAACCTAATCCTGAATTTAAAAACTTCATTACTCTTGATGATACCTTGGTAACTGATGAACAATTATCTCGAAATGGTACAAGTCGTAACAAGTTTGATATCAAGACACATCCAATTGGACAGTATTACGATATTTATGCGAGACAGTACACCAATGCTGTAGAGAAGGGCGCTGTAGAGCGTCTGAACAAGAAGTTTTCGAACATTGTTGTGCCTTTGGAAGAAATTGGATTGTTTAACTCTTTCAACGAAAGTAGTGAGATGTTTCCTATGCTTGTAGATATCACTATTGGTACCGACAAGACTACTACTTTCGCTCAAATCCTAAAAGATTCAAAATTAACCAATTCATTTATTACTAGGCTTGTTAATCGACATATTAATTCTAAATCTTCCACATTGAGTACTGAAGTTTCAATGGAAACTATTGTACAACGAGATGATGGAACCACAAAGAGAAAAGTATCAAAGTTTGAATCAGTGAATAAAAGGACGTGGGATTTAGCAGAACTGGTAGAAGGTCTCCGCCAAGACGAAGAAAAATTAAATAGCAGTTCAGCGATTTTTCTAGGAAATTACGACCAAGAAGCTGAAGCGAACAGCGGTCCGCAGTTTAAATTCTTCAAATCATTAATGTTTTCGATTTTTCAAGGAAAGTTTCAAAGTTTAATTAAACAAAAAACCAGAACAATTAAAGAAGTCATGTCTGGAACCCCAGCTTATTCTGAAACTGTCTTGTATAGAATTTCTAAACATGAAGGAAATTCTAATAGTCAACCAATTCAAAATTTTTGGCTTCCAAATTCGAACGAAATCGATGTTTTAAGATTTCTTGATACTCAGGTGAAATACTCTAAAAGATATTTTTATAAAGTTTGGGCTTATCAACTTGTAATCGGGAGTAAGTACTGGTATACGGATTTAGATGTTCAAAGTTACGATCATCACGCATCTTTCAAGACCCATATGGAGCCATCAGTAATGTTGGTTGAAACTTTGTATTCTGACGCCACTGTGAGAGTAATGGATAAACCTCCAGTACCTCCAGATGTGGACATTATTCCTTACAAAGGAGTTGACAATGAAATTCTCTTCTACTTGAAGGGTAACGTTGGCGATTTTGAAGCCGAACCGGTCTTAATTCAATCTACAGATCAGGCTATTTTCAACAATATACGAGATTCGCAAAAGAAAGATATAGATGAAAAGATTCTCTTTGGATCTGATGATCATCCTTCTACGTTCCAGATATTTAGAATTGAAAATAAACCTAGATCGTATTCTGACTTCACAAACAATATTCGAGCAAGAGTAAATATCGATATATCATTAGAATCTAAACAAAAAGCTACATCAGCTTCTTTTGTAGACTCTGTTTCTCCAAACACTAAATACTATTATATTATAAGAACAATAGATATACACGGTCATGTATCAAATCCATCTCCAATTTACGAAGTGGAAATTATTAACGAAAATGGTCTAATTTTTCCTTTGATAAAGTGTGTTGATTTTGATAAAGAAAACAATGAGACAAACAAACCAGCACGAAGATTTATACAAATCGTTCCAAATATACTTCAGACACTAATTAATGAAGAGAAGTCAGGATATGAAGAAGCGGAAACCGCTGAAGACATTAAGAGAAAATTACATCTTGGTGTGACATCAGATGCTGTTTGGGACAAAAGGTTTAAAATAAGATTGACTTCTAAATCTACTGGTAAGAAAATTGAGCTGAATTTGGGATTTGAACACAAACACTCAGAGAAAGCTTAAATTACTAGTTGAAAGAAGGTAGAATAACTAGTTAGAAAGATGCAGTAGAATAAACTATTGCGAAGGAGAACAAAAAGATATGGGCTTTCTCGATAACTCCGGCGATATTATCCTCGACGCAGTACTAACCGACACAGGACGATTCCGACTTGCAAAGGGCGACGGTTCGTTCCGAGTCGCCAAGTTTGCGGTTGGCGATGATGAAATCGATTATTCTAAATATAATAAGAATCATCCTAGTGGATCAGCTTTCTTTGATTTGGACGTCTTGCAGACTCCTATCTTCGAGGCTTTCACAGATAACACCGCTAATTTAAAGTCTAAATTGATTTCTATTCCGAGAACAAATCTTTTGTTTCTTCCTGTTATCAAAGTAAATGATCTTTTTGAAAAGACATCTTTGCATGCTTCTGGCGCGTTCTTTGTCGCAGTTGATAAAGATACGGAGGATGCGATCAGCGTCGTTTCAAACCAGCTTGTGGATGGGATTATGTTAGGGGAGTCATTAAACGGTGGCACTTACATTCGCGTCGATCAAGGATTGAATACGACAGAGATAACACCCTCAGTTACTATCGACTCAGACTTGGTTGAGACCCAATTTATCGTAGAAATGGACAATAGGCTTGGGAAATTAGCAAGTCGTGTTAACGGTCGGTCTGCTAAAGTATCTTTTATTGACGACGACAATGTGGCTAGCTACTTTCTTTCTCTAGGAACAGATTTAGACTATGTCTTAGAAAATACTGAAAGAGATACAAAACCTACGCAGGTTATATCTGGTCCACGCGGCACAATTTTACAATTTATGATTCGTTCCTCTTTGGAGCTTAACACAAGTGATTACTTGTTTGATCAGTTAGGGGGAACAACTACTATTGCTCCGAATGCTACAGCAATTCAAACTATCGACACAGTTATCAGAATTACAGGCGCAACAACTGGATATCGCTTGGATTTACCAGTTCGTTATGTTAAACTGGTCTAATAGGAGTTAATAATGTCAACTGTATTTAAAACTTTCCTGAACAATGATGTAACGACAACCAGGTCGTTGCTTCATGAAGCTATCCCAATTACTGGCTCTATTGTATCGGGAACATATTCTGATCTTAATATCAAGGATTACTCGCACGGTATATTTCAGTCTGTTTTTGATTATCCGTATCTTAGTTCTTCTGCAAATCATATTTTTGATTTAACGACTGGATACTCTCCTTTGTCGTCGCTTTCTTCATCTGCAAATATTCAAAATGCTAAGAAGATTAATTTATATAATCAGATGGCACAGATTCTTGTAGGTCATGATATCACCGGTGGCATTCTTCAATTTGATAACGATGGTGACTTACTCGCTGGTGGGAACAAGATTAAAGAAGCTGTCTTTATAAACTTCGCAAGACTTTTAAATAAGGACGAGATTAAGAAAGGTTCGTTCTTTTTACAACTGGGAACAGGAAGTACTTATGCAAGTCCTTTCGTGAATGTTCTGACACTGCAAGATACTAATGCTCAAAACGAGTTTAGAATAAACTCTCCAGCCGGTGAATACGCGCCTCTCTATACCGCTTCTTCCGGCATTATAACAGATACAGGTGTCGGATTGGTTTTTTATCAAGCTGGAATTGCAGTTGTTACAGCCTCAGTTTTTGCTGGTATAGAATTTAGTGCAAGTCTTGGATCAGATCAATTAGTAGACACTGCTTTAACGTCAAGTACAATTTCTGACATATCAAATGCTCTTAGGCATAGAATTGCTGACATTGATTTTAACAATACTACAGAGTTGAATTCAACTATATATTTCTGTCGTTTGAACCACAACGAATTCAATTATAGTTCTAATCCAACGTATCTTTCTGGCAGTAAAATTAGAGTCAAAAACAACACAATTGATGAACCAGTTGCTTATGTAACTTCAGTAGGTTTATATTCAGCTGATAATGAACTCTTGGCTGTAGCGAAACTTTCAGAACCATTAAAAAAGACTCCTCAAAATGAACTTACACTTAGAGTTAGATTAGATTATTAGAGGTTTTCTTTAATTTTATTGAACGCCCATCTCATCAGAACGTTTTAAGTTTTTGATAATGGGCGTTCTTGGTTTTTAAATATGTTTAAAAAATTTGAAGATGGTGATTTGTTTGTAAATCGTATCGAAGCACATCCAAAAGTAGAATTATTCGTTTCGAACGGAGCTTTAAATTCTATCCATCACAATAGAAAAGTTGAAACTGCTGGCTCTGTTGTCCCTGACGGACATGTATACTTAAATAATTTAATCCATCCAGTTTTTAGTGATGTAATTCCACCCGATTTTATTGATAGTTTTGAGTTCGTTGATGGTTGGAGTGATATTACTTCGAGTGTTCCTTCCCCCACTTTTGCATCAGTAACTTATAATGAAGATTTTGATAGTACCTGGAGTGGAACATAAATGACATTTTCAGATTGGGACATAAATTCTCTTGGCGCTGGTGTTTTCGTCGGGGGTGCCGACGGTACCTCTAGGCGTCATATTTATTTAGAAAATCCTATAACTGATAGTGGAGATTTTTGTCGACAATGGACTCGCGTAACTGGTACTAGTGTAACTTTGTTGCATTTTAGTTTAAAAGAAACTTTAGATGCCGGAAAGTTTTTCGAAATGCCATCTGAAAAAATATCTATTCGTGCTAGATTAAGATTAGGACTTAATTATTTTCCAAACAATACAGCAATTGGAATTGTCGCTAAATTTGATCCTTCAAGCATATCAGCAACAACTACTTCTCCAAAGGGGTATACTACTTTTATAGGAGATACCGCAGAAACTTTAGCGAATGGGAATATTAAAATAGTATGCGACAATAAAACGGGCGCTCATTCTACGACACAAAGCACATCTTCAGCTACGGCTGATGAATGGTTAAAAATTAGAATGGATGTTACTCCAATATCCGCTACTGAAGATTTAATAGAAGTATATACAGGGACAGACGGTTCTGAAGATTGGACATTAATAGAATCTAAAACAGTTTTAGATAGTGATACTTTTTGGATTCCTTGGACCGAGACAAACAATGGTAAAATAGGCTTCTTTATCTTGAATTCGAATGCATCCGCCGATTTATTTATTGACAATTTTGAAGTGTGGTTAGGTTAAAAAAAGGAGCTTAATAAAAATGACAGCAACAGATTTTGAGTTTCTTCAAGACGGAACTGGTGTTATTAATGGTGGTCCTTCTGGTTCAGCATTATTACATTCTGGTCTTGCTTCTCCTTTGGCAGGAGAAGGAAGTTATTGTAGAGAATTTTCTCTGACATCAGGTACTAACACAAAAACAACAATCTCCCTTAGTTCCTCAGCCGATGGCGGAGCCTATTACGAGATACCAAACACTAAATCTATTTCTTTGAGAGCGTGGGTCCGCGCAGCATCTCTTTTCATTTCCAGCTGTGCGATAGGCATTACTGCCAAGTTAGAACCAAACGCCACAGATACAACTAATAGCTCTACTTCTACTCCACGGGGATATTCTCTGGTGCTCGGAGACACTGCCGACAACGGTCCTCTGGCATTCTTGAGATTATTTTGCGATAGTAAAACTGGAGCAATTTCTATAGATACTACTCCCATTGCTGTGTCACCGAATGCTTGGATTAAAATAAGAATGGATGTTATTCCAGATGGGACACAAGATATAATAAAAATATATTCTGGTACCGGCGCGACCGGCTCTGAAGTCTGGACGCTAGAATATACTAAGGTTGTTTTTAATACTGATAATTTTTATATTCCATGGGGTGAAACTGGAGCCGGACAAGTTGGGTTTTTTACAGTCCTTCCTAGCACAAGTTATGACACTCATATAGACCGATTCCAGGTTTTCTTAGAGGACGTATAAAATGAGTAGCGGAAGTTTACCATATCCATTTATTACAAAAGATGGGACTCTTGGTGCATTTAAAACAATTTCTACCACTGAATACGCGGCATTTGATTATGGAGACATAATTAGTGGCTGCTATCCTCTCACTTCTACTATTGCATCTGAATATCATGCTGTTGACTCTTCTAGACCACATCTCGATGCTTTGAAAAATACTTTAAATCACTATACTACTCGAAGTCCGCATTTCGCCTTCTCTTCATCTTATGGTAATAAAGCAACTCAATCTCTTAGACTTTTAAGTCTCCCAACAATAATGTACGGCTCTTCAATTGAAAAAGGAACCGTTAGCTGCAAATTTTATCTAACAGGAACTTTGATAGCTGAATTGGGAGACCCACTCAAGAATGGAGAACTAATCCAAGTAGGTCCTTCAGGGAGTAATCAATCCGGGTCCGTCGCAGGCGTAGTATTATACCGAGAAGGGTTTTTAGTCTTGACTGGAAGTTGGAGCTTACATTCTTCATATACAGATAACTTTGTTCCTCTTTCTACTGGCAGTGTCGCCCCTGCATGGAAACATTTCTTTACAACTGGTTCAAACGGTCTCGATGTCGTGCCATCTTCTAGTTTTGGTTTTACTTTTAATGGGACTCAATATATCCCAACAATGACGATGCTATGTCATGCCGAGAAAGGAGATTTCAACCATTCGAATAATCCTACTTATATTGAGCATGGGCAGACAGATAAAATACCATTCTCTAGTTCAGTACATTTTAGAGAACGTGATAACATAGCTATTAAGAATTTGGTGAAAGTGTCGTATGATGAAGAGGAACCTGTTTTCGAAAAAACAACCTATATTTCAAGGGTAGGTATCTTTGACGCAGAAAAGAATTTGATAGGAGTAGCGAAGTTAGCTACCCCATTAAGAAAGAAAGAGACTGATTCTTATACTATCAAATTAAAATTTGACATCTAAACCCATGAATGGACTTTAAATTATGATCCTCGCTCTTGATATATCAACCAGCATAACTGGTGTTACTTTATTGGATAAAGAAGGAAATAGAATTTTTACTGGTTATACAGATACAAGAAAAGAAATTGGATTTTTTAATAAAGTAGAGAAACAAAAAAATGAAATACTTAATATTATTGAAGTTCATTGCGGAGATAACAATAAATTTATTGAAAGAATCTTTATTGAACAGTCTCTTCAAGCGTTCCGACCGGGTCTGTCTTCCGCAAAAGTCATCCTCGCATTAGCAGGAATGAATCGAACTCTCTCTTATCTTTTATACGAAGCGCTTGGTTTAGAACCTGAGTATATCGGAGCTTCCACAGCTAGAAAAGCATGTGGAATAAAAATTCCTAAGGGAGAGAAAGCTAAAAAAGTCGTGCTGCAATTCTTACTTGACAATGAGGCAGACTTTATGGTAGAGTATACTAGTTTTGGTAATCCAAAGGCGCCATATTATGATATGGCGGACAGTATTGTGATTGCTAGAGCAGGATACGAAATATGGAAGAGCAAAAACTCAGACTCTTAAAAGAAATTTTTGGATACACCTATAAGTCAGGTGACGAATGGTTATTTTATTGTCCAAAATGTAAACACCACAAACCAAAATTAAGCGTCAACATTGAAAAGAACTTGTTCAAATGTTGGGTGTGTGCTTATAGTGGTTCTTCTGTTTATAGGCTTGTGAGAAAATATGGAAATTTTTTACAAAGGCAAAGTTGGGAAGTCCTCGACGATGTAGTCGATCTTAGCGTTTCTCTTTTTGAACAGATGTTCGGAGAAAAAGAAAAGCCAGAGGAGATCACATTAAAGCTCCCTCAAGAATTCAGGTCGCTAGCTAATAAGGATTCTCACTTCTCTAGCATACCTGCGCGCAGATACCTCAATGAAAGAGGGATAACCAAAAAAGACATTGTTAGATGGAAGATTGGCTACTGTTCTACAGGTGAATACGCTAAAAGGATTATTGTACCGTCTTTTAATTTGGATGGTAGAATAAACTATTTTATTGCTAGAAGTTATGTTGATGGATATAAATATAAAAATCCTGAAGGTGCTACTAAAGATATCGTCTTTAACCACCTCTACGTTGACTGGAAGAATCCTGTTCACCTTGTAGAAGGTGTTTTTGATGCTATCCCAGCCGGAAACGCTATTCCATTATTACAATGTTCTTTGAGAGAAGAATCAAAACTTTTTCAAGAAATAACAAAACACGATACTCCAATCTACATTGCTTTAGATCCTGATGCAGAAAAAGGAGCAATGAAGCTGATAAAGAAACTGTTGGAATACGATATAGAGTGTCACAAGGTTGATGTTTCAGGAAAAGAAGATGTTAGTTTGATGGGACGAATAAAATATCTTGAGAGGGTAAAGAAAGCAGAATTGATGAACTCTAGAACGTACTTGCGACAGCTAGCAAGAGGAAGTAGTAGATGATTAAGATCGCACATATTAGTGATACGCACATTCATAATTTAAAATATCACGATGAATATAAAATAATTTTTCAAAAGATATTTGATACTCTTAAAGAAGAAAAACCAGACTTCATCTTTCACGTTGGAGATATTGCTCACACCAAGACTCAAATTTCTCCTGAGTTTGTGGAAATGTGTGCATGGTTCTTTCGTTCGTTGGCAGAAATTGCTCCAACTTATATAACTCCTGGAAACCACGATGGCAACCTTAAAAACGATAGCCGCCAAGACGCGCTGACTCCTATCGTGGACGCCCTTGACCTATCTAACCTACACCTGATTAAGGCGGCGGGAGAGGTAGAGCTTACAGACGAACTGACATTGAATGTTTTGTCCATCTTTGATGAAAAAAATTGGCAAAAGATTTCAAATCACAGCAAGATTAATGTGGCGATGTATCACGGTTCTGTAAGCGGCGTCAAGACCGATGCAGGGTTTGTTATGGAATATGGGGACCACGATGTGGGTATCTTTGAAGGATTTGATTATGTCATGCTTGGAGACATCCACAAAACAAATCAATCTCTGGATGAAGAAGGCAGAATCCGTTATCCAGGTTCCACCGTACAACAGAACCATGGAGAAACAAATGATAAGGGTTTTCTAATCTGGGAAATTGAAGATAAGAATAAATTTGATGTAAGACATATTGCTTTCCAAAATCCAACTCCGTTCTTTACTCTAGAATTGACACCAGAAGGACAGATTCCCAAGGACTCAGTTGTACCAGAAAACGCTCGTCTACGATTAGCAGTTGCACATCGGGTATCTCTTAATATTATTCGTAAGGCTCTTGATGTTGCAAAAACAATGTTCAAACCAGTTTCGGTAACATTTTTTAATCGTTCATCTTTAAAGATAAAAGAAGAAAATGCGGAGGATATAAATCTGAGCGTTGACGAAGATCTTCGAGATATACAAGTTCAGAATCGAATTATTCGTGAGTTTTTAAGTGAATATCAAGACGAGCCCGTTGTCCTCGATAAAGTCTTAGAGCTGAATAAAAAATATCATATTCTTGCTGAAGAAGGCGAGGAGGTTGTTCGCAACGTTCGCTGGAGTATAAAATCACTTGATTGGAGTAATCTCTTTTCTTATGGAGAAGACAACAATATAGATTTCACTAAATTAGGTGGAGTTGTAGGTATTTTCGGAAAGAATTTTACAGGAAAATCTAGTATTATCGATAGTTTGTTGTGGACAATATTCAATTCAACTTCAAAGTCGTTTAGAAAGAATTTAGATGTGATAAACCAGAACCGTGATTATGGTCACGGGCGAACTGAAATGCAAATTGGACAAAGAAACTTTGTTATTGATAGAAACGCATCAAAACAACAGAAACAAACACATGTTGGTATAGAAGAATCAGCTGTAACAACATTAGATTTTGGGTTTTATGATCCTATGACACATTCGTCAATACCTAAAGAGTTTGAACAAAATCTAAATGGGAATACGAGACCCCTTACCGACAAAAACGTTAGACGAATGTTTGGAACTATTGATGATTTCCTTTTGACTTCAATGTCTTCTCAACGAGATTCTCTTTCTTTCGTTAATGCAAAATCAAGTGATAGGAAACAAGTACTTGCTAAGTTTCTAGATTTAGAAATCTTTGACAAGAAGTATAAACTGGCTAATGATGACGCTCTTGATTTGCGAGGTGCGTTAAAGAAACTTGAGGGAAGAGATTTTGATCTAGAACTTGAGAAAGTTGTTGCTGCCGCTGCTAAAAACGAAAACTCAACCAAAGAATACCAAGAAAGAATTAACACACTTAAAGGGCAAAAGAGCGAGCAAGAAATTAAATTATCAGAGGTGAATATCGAGATTGCCAAATCTCCAGAGTTAGAAGTGCTTGACGAAGAGAGGGTCCAAGCAGAGATTTTAAAACTAAATATTCTAAAAGAAGAGGCAATTCTTGTAAACTCAAATTGGACGATAGAATTAGAAAAACTAGTTGACTCTCTAAAACAAGTTCGGACCCTCGCCACAGAATTTGAAATAGATGATTTAAAGAAAGATGAGAAGAGAGCTAAAGAATCCCAAATTAAGTTTAATCAACTGTTTCGTGAACTAACCCAAGAAGAGAGCAATAAAACACTCCAAGACAAACAAGTATCTCTTCTTTCAGAAGTACCTTGTGGAGATAAGTTCCCAGAATGTAAATTCTTGCACAATGCTTATGAAGCACAAAAGAAGATTCCTGATACAGAAAAGTTAATTTCTATTAAGAGGGATAAATGTTCTGATTTCAAAAAAGAATTAGAAGCTACTGATATTGGAGTTATTGAAAATAAGATTACTGAATTTGATTTCTTAAAAACTAAAGAATCAAAACTACAAATAAGAATCTCCAACATTCAATTAAACATAGAAAGAAAAACTTCCTCACTATTTGAGATAAACAATAAAATTGACACTCTTCAAAGTAGACTTGAAGCATATTTTAAAAATCAAAAAGCAGTTAAAGTGTTAAAAGTTCTTCATAAAAATAAGAGTGATTATGAGAAGTCTTTAAATAGCATAACTGAAGAACTTGAACAATGTCAAATCGAATTAACTGAGGTATGGAAAGAACACGGTTCTCTTGAAGAAAAATGGAATAATTTAGAAGATTCTAAACTTGAACTTGCAGAACTACGTGAACAATATGCAGCATTTGATTTATATTTAAAAAGCATGCACAGTAATGGAATTGCTTATGACATTATCAAGAAAAGGTTGCCTATAATTAATGAACAAATCTCTAATATCTTGGCGAATGTCGTTGATTTTGAAATTTTTCTTGAAGATAATGGCAAAGAACTACCAATTATGATTAGACACCCGAAATATCCACCACGTTCGTTAAATGGTGGGTCAGGCGCTGAATTAACCTTAGCTTCTATGGCGATTAGGCTTGCTTTAATTCGTATTAGTAGTCTACCAGTGGGGGACCTATTTATTCTAGACGAACCAGCTACATCCTTGGATGAAGAAAATATGGAAGGATTTACACGTATTATCGAAATGTTGAAAATGCAGTTTAAAACAATTATTCTTATATCACATCTTGATGCTTTAAAAGATATTGTCGACACGCAAATCGTTATTGATAAGAAAGCTGGTTACGCTCAAGTCAACTTTTAGGTTTAGGAGGGTTTATGAAGTGGGAGACGGAGACGTAGTACAAGAAAAAACAGAGGGAAAACCATCGAGATTTGTTAATTTTCTTGGTAAGGTTTTATTACTTTTTGAAAACATTGCAAAAGCAGTAGCTGGCATCGGACTAATAATTAGTTTGATTGCTGGCACTGCTGGTTTTGGTGGTATGTTGCTTGCACCAGGTGATATTGAAAAACTAAAAAACAGGGAGCTAGATGAATAATGTCAGATAACGAAAAGAAAATTGTAAAAAGAGACCCAAAGGGTTTTTTAGATAAAACTTTATC